ATGGCCGGCCGGTCGCCGTGGATGAACGATCGCGTCACCGTGCTGCGCCGGTTCCTGGCCGAGTTGCACGGCCTGCACCTGCCGCCCGAGCTGGCTCGGGTTCAGGTGGCCGGCCACATCGAACTCCTGGTGTCGGTGCTCCGATTGAACCGGCAGAGCGCGCGCCAGTTCGTCACCGACGATGTCCTGCGCGAGATGGCCGTGGACATCGCCACTGCCGTCGCGTCCGACTAGTCCCCGTCGGGCCTCGACCCCGCCGTCACCCGCCGAGATCGACACCACGGTCGTGGCGTCGCAAGAATCACAGCCCTGACGTCGATCTCGATTTCGCCAGAACTCGATCTCGACGAAAAAGAGGCGCGGTCCGTAGACCGCGCCTCTTTTTTCCGGAGTGCGCCCGAAGGGATTCGAACCCCTAACCTTCTGGTCAGTCGGCTCACGCCACTTGACCTGCGTCGATTCCGACGCTACGCCGGCCAAGGTCATTCCCCTGCCGACAGCCCCGCTGGCACCCCTTCCGCACGCTCCGGAATCCCCGGACCCGCAACGTGAAGCCGCTTAGCCAACGACCGCGACGGCCCTGGGCACATGTCCAGGGCCGCTTAGCTGCAGCGAGTAACAAGTCGGTAACAGCAAAGAGACTGGTGGGTGCAGATAAATGACTCGTCCGTTAGATTCCGCCATTGTGATCCAGTTCAAGCGGCGTTCCGGTCCAGACAAGTGGCCGGCGCCCCCCGCCTGGCAGTCGTTGATCGACTGCTACATCACGGCCGAGCAGGCCGTCGACCGCCCAGAAACCACCATCAGCACGCGCGTCTCGCACATATCGCGAATCGCTCGAGCGCTACGAACCGACCCGGCCGACGTGTCGGGTGACACGCTCAAGAACTGGTTCGCCACGCAGAAACACTGGGCACGAGAGACACGCCGCGGTTATCGCAACAGCGCGTCCAGCTTCTTCAGTTGGGCGCACACCGAGGGACACCTCGAGACGAACCCCGCCGCCAGCTTGCCTCTCATCAAGGCGGACCGTCCCACGCCGCGACCAGCCCCCGATCGCGTCTGGGCCGAGGCGATCCTCGCCGCAGAGCCTCGAACTGCGCTCATGCTGCGCCTGGCGGCGGAGGCCGGCCTCCGGCGATCCGAGGTCGCCAAGGTCCACACCCGAGATCTCATCGAGGGTTTCGACGGGCCGCAGCTTCTCGTCCACGGCAAGGGCTGCCGGGAACGCGTCGTCCCGATCAGTTGCGAGCTCGCAGACCTCATCGCTGCAGGCGCCCCGGGCCACACGCCCGAGCTCGCCGCTTACGGGGTCGAGGGCTGGCTGTTCCCAGGCGATGACAACGGGCACCTTTCGCCGCGTTGGGTCGGAACGCTGATCTCCGAGGCGCTGCCGGAGCACTGGACGATGCATACGCTGCGGCACCGATTCGCCACCCGCGCGTACCGCGGCACGCGCAACATTCGGGCTGTCCAGGAACTGCTGGGCCACTCCAGCATCGCCACCACGCAGATCTACACCGCGGTCGACGACGAGGAGATGCGCGCCGCCATGCTGGCCGCGGCAGCCCCGACGCCACCGCGGCGCGGAGGCGGGGTGGTGGCGTCGGTCGCGGCGGCTATCACGGCCACGGTGCTTACCTCCGTGTTCGGGGCAGGCAGTTCTTCGGACGATTCTCGCCAACATGCGACGCCGCCCATGCACGGCGTTACGGTGGAACTAGTCAACGCAGACGGCAATGTAGCAAATATCTAAAGGTCCTAATAAACACCCCTCTAGTAGTAAAAACTACCGAGGAAGGTCACAATTAGCGAATGTCTCTTCGTCGCAGATCCCAGTGGCTTGCACAGCGCTCATCCGTACTGCTTGCCAACCTGGCCTGCCACGGACTGACCGTTACAGAGCAAGTCGCCACTGACATGGTGTCCGAACATCTTGACACCTTGGCCGAACTGATGGGGATCAGTCGGCGTGCCGCGCGCCACTACCTCACCGACGAAGCCATCGAGAACCTCGCCACCCGAATCGCCGAGGACCACCGCGGCGACACCACCGGGCCCTCCGACGCCCACCCAGCCAGCGGCGGGTAAGCCGTTCCGCCCGTTGGCATCACGGCACGGCGACGGTCACGGTACGGTGCGCGCATGACTACCGCGGTCCGCTCGATGCTCGCTGCTGGTGCTGCCGTCGCGTTCCTGACGACAGTCGGATGCAGCGGTTCGACCACTGAGGCAGTGTCGTCGGCAACCACCCAGGCGCCGGCCAAGGTCGCCGTCGGCGATCGGTACGGAGGACCTGGCACGTTCGCAGTGGGCGACGAACCGGCGCACGGCCTGCAGCCGATCCCTGCGGGCACGTACAGGGTCACCCTCCAGCCGAACGCCACCAGTGGGCTCTGGGCTCGGTGCAGCAGCGTCCCCTGCGGCCCGGACGGCCACGACAACGTGATCGCCTCCGGGGTGGTAGGTATCGACAGCCGATCCGGGGAGGCGACGTCCTCGACGATCGATCAGGACGGGTCGCTCGCAAGTCACCAGACGACCATCACACTGGATCGCGGCGATGCGGCGTTCTATCTCACCGGCATCTCGGTCCAGCTCCTGAGCTTCGGCTAACCCTCGGCCGAGTACTCCAGCGTTAGTGTGTCGATCTGCTCGGCCACCCGGGCCGCGACGGCGCGGTGCCATGAGGCGGGGAACGTCTTGCCCAATCCACCTGACGCCTTGAACGCGGCGTCGGTCCGGTAGGTGATCAGCGTTGCAGCTTCGTCGGTGTCATCGAACTCGTTGAGCAGCTGCTCGACGTACTCGGCGGTTGTCGCGGCGAGGTCGTCGATCTCGGCGGCGACGCCATCTGGGATGGGCTCTGCGCCGGCCTCCATCCGCTGGAGGCGCCGCTCCCGGATCCCAAGGCGATCGGCCAGCCACGCGGTTGTCAGGCCCAGGAACTCGCGCAGGCAGCGCAACTCGGCAGGCGTCACGAATAGCTCTCCATCTTGCTCCGGCAGCGAGCCATCCTCGCACATGTGCCTGTTCACGAGCTGGCGCCGGCCGCGGGGTTGACCACCGCGGCGTCGGCGAGCCGCCAGACCTCGTCGCGGTACTCGATCCAGGGCAACGGAGTCTTGTCTCCCCGCTGCCGGCGTTCCAGGTAAATCTTCCCCAGGCCACGCTCGACCGCACGCACGATGTGGGCGTAGGTCGGCGCCTGTCGGCGGCCGCCGCACTCCTTCAGTAGAACCTCTTTCATCCCCGCGTCGAGTGGCCAGCCGCTCTCCCGCAGGTTGGTCTCGCACGCCCGCAGATGCGACGTGGCGAGGTTGCCGCGCAACACCCGACCGCAGGCGCAGTCGTGCCGGATCTTCTGGTAAGCGGCACGCCGGGCTCCGGCCTTCGCGCCGTCCATGCCACTCATGACAGCACCCCTTTTGGTTCGCTGACGTGGATTTCAGCAACGCTTTTGGCCTCTTCGGTTCGGGCCGCCGAGCCGACCACGACACCGCCTGGTTGGGTGCTTACGATCCATCGGCCGTTGACTTTCGCCATCGCGTAGCGAACCTTGCGGTCGATCGCTCCGATGTAGTGGCCTGGACGGGTCCGCTTCCATTTGATCCTCGGCGCGGCGTCGCCGGCATCGGCTACGGGCGCTGCGGACACCGACCAGGTGGCGACCACTGGTGCTTTGCCCGTCCGGTAGTCGACGAGTCCCTCCGCCACATGCTCGTCGCCGGCATGACCTTCGGGGAGCGTGCAGCGTGGGACGCCACCCCACGGATACTTGCTCGCCATGCACAACACCATCGGGTTGCCCCCTTCGGGATTGGGCTGGCCCTTGCCTGCCCCGTTCCTCGCATCCTAACACTCGAATAACGTTGCGCCCCTGCCGATTTCGTCACATCTTCACCAAAATATGCCGACATGCAGACCTTTCGAGTGTTCGCCACCAATGGGAAATCGCCCCCCGGCCCGAAGGCCAGGGGGCGATTCGTTTCGCTCTGAACTACTGCTGCTGCGCGAGACCGTCGATCTTGCGCCGCAACTCCTCGTTGTCCTTCTCCCGGTTGCGCCGCTCCTGCCTCATCTCACCACGGACGTCGCCCACTTCATCGCGCAGACCGCCGATGTCTTTGCCGTGAGTGATGACGTGCTGCTTGACCTCGCCGAGTTGGCGAGACACCAACTCGGTTGTCTGGGTGTTGCTTTCGATCAACCGGGCGAGCCTGTCGATGTCGTCGCGGAGGTTGGTCTGGTGGCTGTTCTCCACCTGGGTGCGAATTGCACCCAGGTCACCCTTGACCTCGGTCACGTCCTTTTTCACGTCGGTGACGTTGTCGTTATGGCGACGCTGCCCCCACCACACCGTGATGAGGGTAGTCACCCAACCACCGACCGTCAGGAACCCAACCGCCGCGAGGTCGTACCAGTCGTCGATGTTGACGACCGGTCCCGGCGCCGTCACGCCTTCGGTGCGTACACGTTGGCTGCCGCGACACCTCCGCCGACGACGGCCAGCGCGATCTGTGCCCAGGTGGTGAACTGCGCGTCGGTCACGAGATGCAGTGCCACCAGCAGGACCTGAAGCGCGGCGAGTACGCCCTGGAATCCCGTGCGGAACCCGGTGACCGATTTCCAGGACGCCAGTGACGGGGCGAGCACGGCCGCCGCCAGGCCCACCCACTCGGCGGTGTGGGTTGTCACGGTGGCGGCAATGACCAGCGGGGCCAGGACGTACAGGAATGCGCGGAACTGCTCCCACGATCGGATGCTGAACACGCTGGTGTCTGGTGTGGACATGGCGGGGTTTCCTTTCAGGGTGAAACCGCAAGCCGGACATGACCTGCGGGTATTCCGGTTTCGAGCACAGGAATGAGGTCAGGCAGGAGCGATGGCGCTCGCGTACTCCCGGACGTGCTGAATTGCCAGCCCGAGATACGTCTGGCCGGGCCACACCTCGCCGAACTCGTAGGTGATGTGCGGCCGCGTCGGCGGACTGTCGGTCGCGAACTTGAGCGCGATGAGCGCGGCCTGCGCCGCGGCGGCGGTGCCGGTGACGGTGTTCGGGTTACCGCCGAGCAGTCCGGTGAGAGCGCCGAACAGCATCGGCCCCCAGAAACCGATCAGGGCCGGGGCACCGCCCTGCAGCGCCTTGAACACCTCCGGCAGTTCAATGCCGGCGTCGGACAGGATCTCCGGGATGACCGGCACGATCGCCTTCGCCGTATCGACGAGATTCGACAGCTCGATCTGGGTCACCATGTCGAACGCGTCCTGCATGATCTCGCCGGTCTTGCCGAACGGAACCGCGGTGTACATGTCGCCCGGTTGAGCCAGCCAGCAATGCCGCCAGTCGCGAACATCGCCGTAGCGCCACGAACTGATGCCCTGTCCGTCGGTGGCGACGCCCGGGTAGTAGCCGCCGCCAGCAGGCCGCGTCGGGTCCCCCAAACTGAAGCTGCACAAGTAGTTCTCGGGGAACCGCTCGAGGATCCACTGACGGAACAGGGCCGCGGCGACGGCTCCGGCCGAGTATCCGCCGACGATGATCTTGACCTTGGGCCGGACGGCCAGGATCGCCAGGAACCGCTTCTGCGCGTCGGTCAGCGCGATCTGCACACCACGCCACATCGACGGGTCGCCGATACCGCCAGCGGTGCCGACCGGGATGCCGCCCATGGTGGCCGGCCAATCGGGGTTGATCTCCTCGACCAGATCGGCGACGCCTTGGCAGACGCGGCTCACGTAGTCGAGGCCGATGATGCCGCCGGTGCCACGGAACACGAACGCGGGATGCCGCAGCTTCGGCTCAGGCTTCGGTGCTGTCTGCCGGGCGATCACCTCGAGCTGCACCTTGGTGGCCCAGTCGTAGACACCGTCGGTGTTCACGTCCGGCGTCTGGCGCTTACCGGTGAGGACCTCGCCGTGCACGATCGACTGGAATCGGCGCAGCGCGATGCCGAAGCCCTTCGTGTACACGTCGCTGTCGTCGCCGGTGAGGTTCTCCCGGCCGTACTCGTACTTGCGGAGCTTCGCCTTCCCGGCGGGAATGTCTGCCGCGCGATCGCCGACCTGCGACGGTGCTGCCCAAGCCATTTCAGGCAACCGCCTTCAGCTTCAGTGCCGCCGCCGTCTGCGGACCGACAATGCCGTCGGCCACCAGGCCGGAGCGGGACTGGAAGATCCGAACTGCGGCGTCGGTGAGCGGGCCGAAGTCCCCGTCGACCGGCAGGTGCCCGGCATAGGAGGCGTAGGCCGCCTTGAGTCGGCGCTGCAGCTCGGCCACCTGCGGGCCCTTGCTGCCCATGTACAGCAGCCCGCCGAAGTACCCACTGGTGGACGGGTTCACCGGCGCACCGCCGCCGGGCCCCACCGGGACCACCGGGGGCAGCGGGGCCGGGGCAGCACCCGCGAGGAACGCCTTCACCCGGCGGATCAGCTCGTCCCACGGGAAGTTCACGCCCGGGTCGTGGTGGCCGCCGCCCCAGGACCCGAAGTCCATGTGTCCGCAGATGCCGTCGTAACCCCACGGAATACCGCGTCCACCGATGTACTCGGCCGGAATGTTGCGCTCGGAGCACCAGTACGCAATCTGCTTGGCCGCCAACGTCAGTTCGGCGTCCTCGTTCTTGCCGTCCCGGTCATCGGTCTCAAGCCACTTACCGCGCGACCATGCGGCATAGCTGCCAGCCAAGCAGATGTGCAGGGCGTAGTTATTGGCGCCCGACGCGGCCCACGGCGCGTCGTTGTCGTTGACGACCTGGATGATCTCGCGGTCGTCGTTGACGACGTTGTAGCTGACCTGGTTGGCCTTGACCCCCAGGAACTGGGCGAGCCCTTCCGCGGTCCGGCCGCCCTCCTGGGTGTGGACGGCGATCCAGCGTGGGGTCGCACCGCCTCGTCCGGCGTAGTGCGACGGCGAAATCATGCTTCTGGTGACGGGTCTTGCGATGGGCATAGCCGGTGCTCCTGTCGAACTCGCGGGGGGCGTTTGGGTTTCGGGTTTCGGCGGCGCCGTCCCGGGCTCGAGTGCGCCGGCGAGCCGACGCATGGGGTCCTGTTTGGCCGCGGGGTTGTACGCGAGCGGCATGTCGGACAGGTGCAGATGCGGGGCCACGCCGCCGTTCGTCGCCGAGCTCGGGTTGATGTGGCCGATCCGCTGCCCCGCGGTGACGCGCTGCCCCAGACCGACCTCGCGGATGATGTGGCCGTATTCGAGGCAGCCGCCGCCCTCGGTATCGGTCGAGTCGATGACCAGCCACCCGGCGGGATCTGGGCCGCCGTAGCCTTGGGCGGCTCCGGCGTAGATGACGGTGCCGGACTGCACGGCGTAGACCGGCATGCCGCCGGAGCCGCCAACGCGGCCGAAGTCGACACCGGTGTGGACGCTGCCGGCGCGCGGCCCGAACGGGCTGGTGATGATGCGGCCAGCTCCGAGCGGCCAGTAGCGAAGTGCCATTTCGGTCCTTTCGGGCACAGCGAAAACCCCGGTCACCGAGTGGTGCCGGGGTGGAGAAAATTGGTTTCAGGGGTTTGCGGGTCGGCCGCACTTATACCTGGGCAACCCGCCCTTACAACTGGACTAGAAGTGGTGAAGTGTGTCCCGGTCGACGATCGAATCGACGATCGGCCAGCCGTACATCACCGCGGCACCGAGCACGCCCACCAGAACGAGTCCGGCAATGTAGCCCAGCACGACAGCCCCCAGGATCGGCCTAGTCACTATGGGCCCTTGGGCAGGTCGATCCACGCAGTGGAGATCGACACCGTAGACCCAGCAGTGAACGCAACGGTCTGCATGATCAGCTCCTTGCCGGATCCCGCGATGCCGACCTCGCCCTGCGCGATCACAGCGCCACCGGTCTGCGTCTTGATGCGGAAATGCGTTGCGGTGCCCGTGGCGTCAGCCGACGTGTCCGACGTGATGGGGCCAAACGTCGCCCGCGCCGCGGTGCCGGTGTCGCTGTACCCAGAGAACGCAGTCGGCGAGCAGACGAGCGATGCCAGCAGCGTGTTGCTTTCCGCCGCATCGGCATTGGCCGGAACGGGGCCGTTGTAGATCTCGATGACCGCCGCGGTGCCCGCGTCAATTGCTGCGGCGAGGGTTTGAGCGGCCCCGCCACCGAGCATTCCAGTGACCACGTTTGTGTGCAGGTAGAGACTCACTGCTGGACCCTCACTTTCGCCTCGACGGTCCCGCCGATGGTTTGCGGCTCGAAGTGGTGCAGCAGCCAGGCCTCGACGCGCCACTGGCTGTCCTCGTCACCCTGGGCGCGGAACACGTCGATGAACGCCACGCACGATTCGATGGACATGGTTGCCAGGTAGGCAAACTCGTCGGGGTGGGCGGCCACGTACGCGTCGGCGAGAGCGACTGCCTCGGTCTGGTCGCGACCATCGCCGCTGGCTTTATCCATCGCATCGCGGATGGCTTCCAGTTCTGGTGTCACGTTGTGGCTCCTTGGGTTTGACGGGTATCGATGTTCAGCAGCAACTGGCCGATCGCGATCAGCGTGTTGAGGCAGACGTAGTTGGGATCGGAGCTGGGAATGTTCATCGATTCGAATGCGTCGATGGCCGCTTCGAGTCGTTCGGCTGGTGTCACTTCGCGGGTTACCTCCTGCTCTAGATGACTTGTTTGGCTTTGACCCAGGCGCGACCCTTTCCGCCTGCCGCGCCCGCCGAGAACACCGGGCCACCGGCACCGCCTCCGCCAGGTTCACCGCCGGGGCTTCCGCTGAATCCAGACCCGCCGCTGCCACCGGTGAATGGATCGCCGTCTGAGCTGAAGTTGCCTGCGTCGGCGCCGTTCCAGGCTCCGGTGCCGCCTGAGCCACCTGCACAGTTGAGAGTGGGCATTCCGCCGTCACCGCTGATGGTTGTGGAAGCACCGTCGGCGCCGTTGGAGGCGCCGGCGTTCCCGACAGTGATCGTGAGAGTGGTGAGCGCTGGGTAGCTGGCAAGGGCGATGAGCGTCGAGTTCCATGAGCCCGCCTTGCCGCCAGTACCCGTGATGAAGCTCCCGTTTGTTCCCGCTTCTCCGCCACCGATACCCGTGAGTACGAGGTGGGTGTAGCCCGCGCTCCGGAATGCGGTGACGTTGACGGTCGTGCTGGTGCTGTAGGGCGTGAGGATGGGTGCGAGCACGTGGGTGCCGGACATCGCCGCGACGGCTCTGCTGATTGCAGCGGCCAAGGTTCCAGACTGGCCGTGCACACCCACACCGGAAAACAGCGCTTGGCGTAGCACTGCTGCGATCACACCGGACTGGGACTGTCCACCTGCGCCGTTGAACAGGGCTGCCTTGAGCGCCGCACCGATCGTGCCGGCGTGTACCTGGCTGCCCGTGAGTGCTGCGACGGCCGCGCGGATTTCGGCCGCTAAGGCCCCGTTGTAGGTCTGGCTCCCTGCGAACGTGGCAGTCGCCGGACGTATCGTGACGCCCATCGAGCCGACCATCGAGTGCTCACCAATGAGGACACCCTGCGCGGGCTGCAGGCCGGCGGCGAGATCGCCCATGACGATGTTGGTGCCGAGCATGGTCGCCGACTCCAGCATCGCGGCGAGCTGGCCGTCATAGCGTTGCTCACCAACGCCGGAGAACAGAATGTTCCGCAGCGCCACCGCGAGATGTCCGTCCTGCTGCTGGCCGCCGATGAGTGCCGCGGTTGCTGGTTGCATGGCCGCGAGAAGGTCACCGATGTGACGCGGCCACCACTCAGTCCGGTGCACGCGTGGTGGTCCCGCCGGCGGGGAGGGGAACCACTCAGCCCGGTGTACGCGCTCCGGGCTGATCGGCGTTGGCGCCCAGTAAGCCACGCTGATCAGCCCGCCAGGTCCGCTGCCTTGAAGGCGTCGATGTGTGCGGGCTCGTAGTGATTGAAACCGTTGGTGGCGCGCGAGCCCGATCCGAAGGCGGTGCGCCGCCATGCCTTTCCGATCGGCACAATGTTGCCGCTGTCGGTCCATGCCACGGGGTCACCGTTGCCGTCCAGTATCGGTGCGTCGTTGCGGTATGCGGTGTAGACGTTGCCGACCGCGCGGATGCTGAACCGATCGCCCACCGCGTACGGGATACCGGTCGCGGTCACGCGCACGGTGCCGATCGAGGTGAGGTTGGTGATAGTGGCGATGCGCACCCGCACCGCGCCGCCGGTGGCGTCTACGTGCAAGCAGACTCCCGAGGTGCCCGAGGAGTTGCAGCGCACGTAGGCCCGATCGGTGGCGTAGCCGTAGGCATCGTTGTCAAAGCCGGTGCCCAGCGTGATCTCGGCCATGTGGTCGTTGGTGTGCACCGGAGTGAGGCACAACCCCGATCGCCAGTACGTCACGTCACCAAACAAGACGGTCGGCCCGCCCCCGTAGATACTTCCGCTCTTGACGGTGAAGTTGCTGTCGGCGTTGCCGTATTGCTGGAATGAGGGCGAGGACCAGGCCGACGTGTCGGCCACGTTGAACGTCATCGTCAGCGTGACTGGGCTGGTGTCCTCGGGGATCGACTCGACGGCCTGGCCGAGGCTGACCCAGATACGGTGTGTCGCACTGTGATTCATTGAGCTGTTGTCGACAGTGGCCGGCAGGCTGCTCTGCCCAGAGACCAGCTCGGTGGCTGCCACCGGGTAGATCACCGCGGCAGTGACGATAGGCTGGCGACGTACCCCGGCGACTGCGAACGAGCCGCCGACCGGCAAGATCCCGACGGCAAACATTGCTCCGGCGTCGGCCAGCATGTCGGCGGGCAGATTCAGTGCCGTCTCGTAGAGGTCGGCGCCGGTGTTGATGTTGCCTTTCTGATCGCCGTAGTCGTAGACCAGAGTCTGGGTGCCGGTGACCGGGTCGATCGCGTAGAGACCGACATACAGCGCGGTGCTCGGCGGGGTGCCGCCGCCGGCGAGGAACCGGGCCACGTTGATCAGCCGGTCCTGGGTCATCGTGATCGCGGTCAGCGCCAACGTGCCGTCTGGGATCGTGAACGTCGGCTTGACGTAGGACAGCGCGTGGCTGTGGCTCGGAGTGCTGTGGGTGTGATTGCGGACCGCGTCACGTTCCTCGGCGTTCCAGTTCGCATCGAGCACGGTGAGGCCCGAGCCGGTGCCCGTCGTGCCGCTCCCACCGGAGCCGATAGAGGGCACCGGCTGCAGAAGTGCGCGCGGGAACGAGACCTCTTCAAACCGGTTGGGCGACACCCAGAACGGCACGTTTCTCGGCGCGTTGGCCTGGTTGGCGAGCGTGATGGTCGACTCCTGGGCAACCAGGATCTCCTGGCCGACCGACATCATCACTTCCTCGACGTCGGCGCTGGTTTGCCCCGTGGCCGCGGTACGGCGGTAGCCGCCGACGATCTTGTTCCACGTGTCGAGCAGATCCTGGCCGAGGCTGGTCCCACCGGCGGCGCTGTCTACCGCGGTCGGCGGCAGCGTGCCGCCACTGGTCAGGTGCTGCGTCTTGCCGACCACGCCAGCCCACCAGTCCTTGATTGCCTGGACGGCCGAGTTGATCGGCGTCACAACGAGACCGGCGAGAATGTCGCGGATCTGGTTGGCTTCGGCCTGCGCATTCGTCCAGGTATCGGCGAGCCAGTCGTCCCACTCGTCGACGTGCAGCCGCTCACCCAGTCCCTGCCACAACGACAGCGCCTCATTGACCAGCGCCTGCAGGTCCTCGGGCAGATCCTTGGTGAACGCCTGCGGAATCTTCTGAGTCGCCTGTAGATACAGCTCGTCGAACTTGACGACACCAGCCGTCGCAGAGTTGGTGACCTCCCACTCGACCGCGACATGCGTGACGCCCGTTGCCGGGACGGTCCAGGACCCCTCGAACGGTCCTGTGCCCCATCCGCCGGTGCCGCCCGAGGTGCCCGACACGTTGCCCGGTGTTGCCACCATGACCGTGCCGCCGACGATCGGTGTTGACTCGTTCGAATACGGGATCAGGTTCAGCCGAATGGCATTCGCACCGGCTGTCAGGCCCTGGTACTTGATCCGGCCGCCCAACTTGAGCACCCACCCCGGGCTGACTTTCATCACCGGCGTAGCGCGCTGCTTGCCGGTGCCGTCGCACGCCACCTTGGCGCATCCCAGCGGCGCCGTACCCGGGGCGCCGTCGGTGGCGTCGTGCTCGATGCCTGGGCCCGCGATGATGGTGACCGGGTCGTCGAATCCGCCCTCGAACAGCATGGTCAGCTGTTCGTCGGTGAACAGCCCGATCGGCAACGGCCCCAGCAGCGCAGTGCGGAACTGGCCAAACAGCTTTGCCGCGTCGAGCGGTGACTCTCCGGTCAGCAGGCCGAGCAGCCAGTTGTCGATGTCCGTATCGGTGGCATTGACGATCTTGGTGAGCTGGTCTTTCAGCGCTTGGACGGCTGCCGCGGCCTGAGCCGGCAGTCCTTCGACCCAGTCCTGCAGTGCAGGAATAGGATTGGCGGCGATCCCGAGCAGCGTCTCAATCACTCGCAGGATCTCAGCCCGCACCTTCTCGTCGAGGCCCTTGAAAATCTCCGCGAGAGCGTTGACCTGCTTCTGCAGACCGACGTCAGGGGTGAGCTGCGAAGTCGGGTCGTGACTGAGGCCGAACCGCGCGGTGTTGGTATCTACCTGGCGGGGCATTTAGACCGGCACCGCCAGCACGGCGAGCTGGGCGTTGGCCTTGTTGAACAGGTACACGCCGGCCAGGCCGTCGTTGTAGAGGTTGATGTACAGCGTGCCGTCGTTGCCGGTGTGGTTGGCCGGTACCAACCCTGTGGCGTTGTCCGGCGTCATGGCCACCGACGGTGACGACGGCGTGGAGGTGTGCGGTGTGAGGGTGGTCCAGCCGGTCGAGTTGCCGAACCCGCGGGCCACCAGGGTCCCCGTGGTGGGGTGGCCGAGCCGGACCTCGCAACCGATGATCAGCGGATCTTCGTCGAGCTCCAGGCCGGTGGCCTTGATCTTGCCCCACACAAACGGCTTCCACGGGAAGTCCAGTGCCGGAACGGGGAACGTACCGATCGGAGCCCGGGTCGACAGACCCTCGTAGTTGTTGAACGCCGCCTCGGGCACGATGAACGGCTTGGGGATGATGGAGCCAACCCAGGCCGGCGCGAACTTGGTGCCGTTCCACATCAACACCTGGCCGGTCTGCGGCGCTTCGGAATCGTCGTAGTCGGAGGCGTCTCGGATCAGCCCGGCCTCGCCCTGCGGGCCGCGGGGCACCTTCAGCTTGAGAAGCACCGACGGGTTGTAGGCCGTGCCGGTCTGCACGACGTTGGTCTCCTCGTCCCCGTCCGGGTCGAGCAGTTGCACACCCCAGGCGATCCGCGGGACGGGGCCGACGGGGCCTTCTGAGCCCATCATGAGGATGCGGTAGTGGTCGCCCATCCAGATGTAGGCCCGGGCGCCGACCAGGTTGATCTCGCCCTCTTGGGTGGTCTCGACGGTCGCGTGGGTAGCCGTCATCACCGGCTGGTTGATGCCAGCCTTGGTGCCCTGGAACGTCACCGTGTACGGCCCGCCGGCCAGGCCGTCGAGCGCGATCTGGCTGTGCGCCAGGTTGGGCAGCGCGTCGAGCGCATCCGCCACCTGGGAGGCTGTGGCCGTCGTCGAGATCGCGGAGGTGGTCTGACCGCTATACGTCAGCGTGAACGGCGTGCCGCTGCCGTCGAGCGTGACCACCTGAACCTCGTTGATGGTCTCGTAGTGGTTCATGATCCAGTACTTGCCGAGGTCCTCTGGATCGTCAGTGAGGTTCTGCGGCAGGTCCTCTGGATCGTCGATCGTCGACTTCTGCAGGCGCAGCGCGAACGCGTGCTGCCCCTGCGGGCCCTGCGGCCCGACGAGCGCGGCGAGGCTCATGGTGGCGTTTTCGCCCGCGATCTCCAGCGTTGCGCAGAACTGGTCCGGCGTCGCCCCGTCGGTGACCGACCCGTAGATGTGGACGTTGGTCAGTATCGACTTCAGGTAGACCATCTCGCCGATCGGTGCGCTCATCAGTCCTCCGGTCGTGGTTCATCGACGTAGCGCACCTTTGGTTTGGTGTGCCACTCGGCCGTTACGGTTGGGCCTTCTCCTTCGCGGGCGGCGGCCATGCCGCGCACATCGGGCGGCAGTAGCCGATCGCTGCTGTAGTCGCCGGGCCGCAAGTCACGTTCAGCAAGATCGGGCGCCCTGACGTCGACCCAGGTGCAGGCGTTGTCGTACACACCGGCTGCAACAATGCGTCGCTTCTTGATGAGCGGTTCGGCTGAACGGCGGAACCCGTACAGCACAGCGGTCCAAGCGATTCCGAGCGTCGCCGCGCTCATCGCGTTCAGGTCGTGCACCCGGCCGTTCTGGTCAACCGGGTACTCCATCACCTCGAGCATCTCGAGGTAGGCGCGCTGAATGTCGCGCATCTGCGCCACCTTCAGTGCCTTCTCATCGTCGAGGCCAGCGTTGGATGCCACCGCGTAGTCGGACTTCAACTGCTCGCGCAGCATGTCCCGCAGGTCGGCGTCCTCCGCCTCGTCGATCGCGTCACACACCGCAATATCGCGGTCGCACAGCCCAACTGCGGACATCAGAAGATCGTCCCTTCGCCGAGAAAGTGGGACAGGGTCGTCCAGACGGCCTGCAGCGCTCGAAGACCGCGGGCGAACGGGTCTCCCTTGTCGTTGTCGTCACCGATTGAAAGGTGAACTGTCACAGGCTCTGTGCGGGACCAGGTCCGCTTGATGGCCGTGATCTGGTCGACGAAGATAATCCCGCCCTGCTCGAACCCGGCGCGGTCCCCGAGGCCCACGTCGATGTCGATAGCGTGCGGTCGGCCGTTGATCACCTTGACGGTGAAGCCCTGCCAGGTGCGGGTCTTGTAGTTGCCGAGCCTCAAAGTCACTACGCCAGAGAGCGTGTAAGCCGTTCCTGACCCACGCTCAAAGTGCTCCTGCCACGCGAAGTCGCCAGACCACAAGGCACGCACCGGATCTGTGAACCGCATCCAGGCCAGCAGGGTGTTGTCGAGCTGGCCCTGGTACAGGTTGTCGAGGCCTTCGGTGCCTTCGATCTGCCCGTAAAACGCAATGGTCTGAGCCAATTGAGACAGCGCATAGCGGATCGCGAATGTCTGGGCCTGGTTGACAATCGCCGGGCTGCGCGACCCAGTCATGACCGTTTTGACCGCGCCCTTGTGATGGCGAATCTCGGACTCGATGATCCCGGTGAACTGGCCGTCGTACCAGATGGTCTTGGGCTTCTCGGGCGCAACCCCCAAGAGCTCCCGGAAGATTGGGTCTGTCTCGCCGTCGCCGTCCCTATCGAGCGGGAACAGCGTCTCGGTGATCATGTCGTCCAACGTGGCGCCGATGAGGTTGACCACCCCGTCGGCGGCAGTGCCCGTCGGGCCCGTCACGCCGGACTTGTCCTCGACTGCGAAGACAACGCAATTCCGGTGCGGCCGTGTCACATCGTTGACGACGTCCTCGGCGACCGTCCCGCGCACGAGGTCCACCAGTTCCGTGTGCGGAGACTCCTCGTCCTCGGTCAGCCATGTGTAAGCGCGGAACGTGCAGCCGGCGTCCTTGAGCATGTCGTCCATCGCCGAGTGCCAGTCGGTCCAGGCGGCACCGATCACCGACAGCCGCGACTGGTCCAGAATGGGGTTCACAAACTGGACTTGCAGGGGCCACGACAATGGGTCGAACCCAGTCAATCCGCCATTTATCCATCCGGCCGGATTCATAATGTTGGTCGGAATGGACAGAGCTGGGAAAAATAGGCGGGCGAGGTTAATAAACATCGACATCGCGAGGATGGTTCGCGTATTGCCCGGCAGCACCCACATTTTGGGTAGCTGAATTTCCGGCGGGAAGATCGGATTTGCAGCGAAAAGCAAATTCTTCGCGTGCTGCCTATTCGAAATCGCTTCTAATTCGAGGGTGTGAATTCCACTCGAATCGCGCTTAGCGATGATGCCCGTGACCTTGCCGCCCCAGCGGGTACGCCACGTCGGCGCCGACGGGTTCGGGTCGACCACCAGGTGCAGGTCCTCATGGACCTTCGTCTGATGGAGGATGAAGTCGGTCAGCCAGTTCTCGTAGCGCAGAACCACATTGGCCTGGCCGGAGTCGGTGGCCATCTCCTCCACCGAAGCCAGCCGCTCGCCAGCGATCTGAGCGACCGGCTCCATGTTCTTGTCGAACAGGCGCAGCATCGGCCGCTGGTTGGCAGCGGCCTCGATGACGTCCCGCCGGCCCCGCAGATACCTGTACGCCGACATGGGATCCGTTACGGGGTCGGGCTTTCCCTTTTCACCGATCAGCCGGTCACGGAACGCGCCGTTGAGCCACTGGGTGAACTCAAGCGGCGGCCGGACTAGGCCGGTTGTGCTGTCCTCGACCCAGTCCAGTACGTCGCTCACCGGCTAGCGGCTCCTCTTGTATCGCTGCGGCATGATGGCCGTGATGGAGCCGTTTGGGTTGGAGTGCCGGACCCGAATCTGCGCCATCGTGCGCGGCGGCACCGAGGCCATGAACCGCTTGTCGAATCGCTTCCAGACCGGCAGTCCGGTCTCGTCCAGTTCCCACAGCAGGAAGTCGAGGATCTTCGACTGCCTGGCGATCTTGTAGAAGATGTTGTCGACGGGATCGTTTGACGCCGTGAGGGTTCGCTGCGTCGGATCGGTATCGACGAGGGTGTAGCCGTCGGCCGCCGTGAGGTACGGCAGCTCAACCATGCGCCCGCTGTTGCCGTCCTCCACCCACGCCTTGCCGGGGGCCGAGACGATGAACTGGGGAAAGCTCTCGAGGTCGCCGCGGTTGGGCAGCGTGATGACGCCCTCGCCAACGGTGTAGAGCTTCTTCGCCGACACGCCGAGCTGGATGCCGACGGTCTCGACGAACCCCAGAATGTCGCCGAGAGCGCCGTGGATCTCCGAGTTGTTCTTCCAGGTCTCGAACACCGAAGGCTTTGCGTAGTAGGGCTTCTGGGCGATCCACTGGACAGGCCAGGTGGCGGTGTTGTTGTCCATCGCGACCGGGTCGCGCTTCTGGTCGCCCTCCACCGTTTTCGCCGGCCGGACGCGTACCCAGCGCCACCCGGAATAGCGGGTGTAGATGCCGAGCCAGCCGTCGCGGTTCTCGTCCTGGCCATCCCACCAACGGCTTTCGGCCATCCGATACTGGAACTTGTTCATCGGGCCGCGCTTGTGACCGCCGACGATCACGTTGAGGCTGATGGTGCGCTCAAGGATGTTGACGCGTTCGATGGTGGTGCCCATCTCGTAGGCGCCCTCAGACTTGAGTAGCTCGAACGGCCAGTGGTGCTCGCCGCCGAACTCCTCTGCGAGCCACACCCCCTGGCGTCCCTCATTGGGCCCGCCGTACAGGTCATAACGCCCGCCGTCGGGGGTGAGGTACAGGACGCGTGTCTCCATGCCCTGCAACGCCTTCGACAGCTTGTCCCACTGGTCGTAGGCAGCCTTCTCCGCCTCGCGGATGAACCTCACGCTGGTGACCTCCGCTCACTCACCAGCACGGCGATCACCTACCGGCCCCAGGAACCGTCAGGGAGTAGGTGTTGCCGCGCTGAGGCTGGCCGGGCTGCTGGTTGACCGTGATCGGCCCGTTGAACACCGCTCCCGTGGTGGACGTGTTGTGCGATCCCGACTCGTGGGTCGTGTAGTTGCTGCCGTTCCCGGGCATCCCGCCGGTCTGGCTGTTCGGCAGGAAATCGCCGACCTGCGGGAGCAGCGACGAGATGGTGTCGCCGATCGGGGAACCTGGATCGGCGAAGTTCATGCTGAGGCCGCCGTCGCCGTAGTTCCCCGGGCCCGGGCTGCCGCCGAGACCGTGCTGCCGGCGGTTCGGGTTCTGTCCGGGGAGCGCGCTCCAGTTCCAGTTCTTCGCGATGCCGCCGAGATAGTTCGCGATCCCGGTACCGGTCTTGAAGATTCCCCACTGGGTCGGGTCGGAGAAGATCTCGCCGTCGAAACCGAGCGCCTCGAGTGCGCCGGTCAACATCTGCTGCCCGAAGTTCTTGCCGTCGGGTCCCGACCCCTTTGTGTCATAAGCGCCGGATGCGTTGATTTCCTCCTGCTTGGCCGCCAGGTCGTCGATAGCGTCCTGGTGCTCCCGTTCGGCCTTGGCTAGCTTTTTCTCGGCCTTCTCCCGTTTCTCCGCTTTGGCCTTCGGGTCGGCGTTGGCGGCGTCACGCTCACGCCTCGCCTCGTCGACGGCGTCGGCCTTGTCCTGCACCTTCTGGTTGGCGTCGCGGAGCTGCCGTTGCTGCGCCGGTGTCCCACCCCCGCCGCCGTATCCACCGCCGCTGCTGCTGAGCCCGTAGCCACCACCCATCGGCATCGACGCGGACGGCACAGAGCCCGACGGCATCTGGTCGGTGAAGATGTGGACGTGATCCATGTGATTCGCCGTCGGCGACCCGCGATCCGGGATCGGTTCGACCTGCCCGCCGGGGCGGATGATCGACTGCTGCCACATCACCCGATCGACACCGGGAATCGACAACGCCCACTGCGCGATCTGGTCTCCCAGCGCCCGGCCGCGCGGCGAATCCCAGTTCGGGATCATCACGTCCAGCGCCCGACCGGAGCTGTGCTCGTTGTAGCCGTCCGGTGAGCGGTAGCCGCCGATTTCACTGATCTGCGGCCAGGTGTCCAGCGTCAGGTCCCGAAGTTGCCGTGTGAACGGCAGCAGGCCGCCGGCGTCGCCGAGCACGCCGCCGTTCTTGTAGCCGGGAAGGCTGTGGAACCACCGGCTCAGGTCGGCGCCCTTGTTCATCGCGTCGATCACCGGCCAGTTAGCGCGGGTGGACCGCTCGGTATTGATCGACTCCCCGTTGCTGACGGCGATCGCGCCGTCGGTGCCGAGGATGCGCGCCAGGATCGAGTCCGACGTCCCGGATCCCGGGCCCCAGATTCGGCCCGTGGGGTCGACGCGGCCGCCTCGGGCGCGGCCACCCTTGGGCACGGTGGTGTCGCCGGGGAATGCCGGCATCCGGCCGGGGGTGCGGAACTGGGCCGGGTCGATGACCTGGCCGTCGGGGGTCTTGAACTTGACCGCGACGTCCATCTCCGGCTTGGCGGCCTGGATTTGGTTCAGCAGGTTGGCCAGGTCGGATTTGGCCAGATCGGTGTTGGCCTCGACCTTCATGACCGCGGGGCCGCCCGCGACGCCGGGCAGCCGGGTCACGGTGTTGCCGGCCTCTTCGAGCTTGGACTTGAGGTCGACGTAGCGGGCCTCGTCGACCTGGACGGTCAGCTCGGTTTTGGTTGGTACTGCGACGATTTGAGCCCCAAGCTCGGAGTACTTCTGCTTGAGCGCCTCGCTGGCCACCCACTGACCGTTGAGGGCTTCGGTGCCCTCCTTGGCCTTGTTCGCGCCGTCATCGAACGTGTTGCGTAGCCCGTTGAGGTTCTGTGTCAGCGTGATGATCGATTCGCTGCTGGTGGGCATCCAGTCGATGAGGTTCTGCAGGCTCAGCCGCGCACCGTCAGAGCCGGGCGGAAGCTTCTGCAGCTTGGCCGTCACGTCGTCCCATGCGGTGCCCTGCTTGAGCAGAGCGTTGTTCAGCTCGTCGGTGGTGACGCCGACCGACGACAGCTGCTTTTCCAGCGACGCCCAGTTGATCTGGACTCCTCCGGCGCCAACCTCGTCGATCGCCTGCAGACCGGGCAGTACACCCCGCTCGAGTGCGGCCTTGCGGATGCGCTCGTAGGCGTCCTTGTCGCCGGTGCCGGTGGCGGCGTCGATCAGCAGGCTCTTGTCGATCCCGTAGGACGCGGCGCGACCGAAATCGGTTGTGCCGTACTTGTCCTCGGACTGCAACTGGTCCTTGACCTTGGCGCGGGTCGCCTCGGTGACCCGGCCCGTGGTCTCGTCGAGCGTCTCCTGCAGCTCCTTCTCGCGCTGCTTCTGCTCGGCCGCCTTCTGTGCCGCGTTGGCATGCGCGGCGCCGAGCAGACCGATCGCCGTCGTGGCGCCCATGATCGCGACGCCCCACGGTCCGCCGAGCGCACTCATCAGACCGCCCGCCGCGCTGCTCAGACCCGACTGGGCTGACCGCAGCGTGCCCATGACCGTGCTCATCGACTGCAGTCGGTTCGTGCTGTCTGCCACGGTGGTTTTGAACCGGCCCCACGGCCCGAGCTGGCTCACCATCTGCTCGCGCAGTCCCCGCGCGAAGTCGGTGTTGAGCTTCTGCGAGCGGCCGAACTCGCTGGCCTGCTTGGCGCCCTCCAAGTACGCGACGCGCATCTGGCCCAGCGGGCCCAGGGTGCCCTCGTTGGCACGCGACAGCAGACCCGTCTGGGTTACCAGGCCGGTCGATTCGTCGACGACGTTTCGCAGCGGTCCCCGCAGTTCGGACATCACGCGGCTGACGGCGGAGGTGGTGTTCTCGACTCCGCGCAGCACCGGGGGAAGCAACTTCGACTTGGCGTAGAGCAGCCCCAGCCCGGCGACCAGGCCGGTGGACACGACCGGGTTGGACAAGATGTTGGCGATGAGTTCCAGCGGCGGCTCGAGCATCTGCAGCGCGGCGCCGAGCGCACGCCACCCGACCACGAGGGTCGCCCCCGCGCCCGTCGCGAGAGCCTTCACCGCGGCTGACGCAGCCGGGGCGAGATCCTTTGCAGCACCAGAGATGTCGCGCCAGCCTTCGCTGATCTGCAGCCAGGCGCCCGAGGCGGTGCCGTCCTTGATGCTGGTCAGACCGGTGGCGACGTCGTCGAGCAACCCCTTGAGGCCGGTCCCGGCGCTGATCGCCGACGGCCGCAGCAAGTCGTAGACAGCCAGCTTCGCGCCCTCGGCGGTGTTCTTGATGTTCTCCACCACGCCGGGCAGGCCCTGCATCTGGGCCCGCGCCATCTCGGCCGCACCGCCGGGCCGGCCGACCGCCGACCACATCTCACGGAACGCCTCAGCTCCACCGTTGGCGGCGATCATGCTGGCGCGCATTGCATCTGAGCCGAACAGCACGTTGGTCGCGGCCTGGAACTGCTGCTCGCTCATGCGACCGGAGGCCTCGGCGACCTGGGTCAGCATCGACGAGTAGCCGACAAACTTGCCCTGTGCGTCGTAGAGCTGGAGGCCCAACTGTTCGATCGCACCCTGGGCCGGGTTGCCCTGGTCGGTAATGGCCTGCATCGATGTTTTCATCAGGGTGCCCGCGTCGGAGCCCTTGATGCCGGCGTTGGCGAACATGCCGAGCGCAGCCACCGTGTCCTGAACCGACAGCCCGAACCCGTGCGCCACGGACCCGGCCATCTGCAGGCCGTACGCAAAGTCCGGGATATCGCCGACGGACGCGTTGGCAACGTTGGCGAGCATGTCGGCGACGTTCTCGGCCTGCCCGGGATCGAGCTGGAACGCCTTCATCGTCGACGCCTGGATCTTGGCGGCCTCACCAGCGTTGATCTGCGCCGCCGTCGCGAGCTGCAGCGTCCCGCGGACACCGCGCATCGCCTCGTCCAGCGTGAAGCCGCCCTTGGCCAGCTCAGCCATCGCAATCGCAGCGTCCTGCGCGGACACCCCGGCAAGCTGCGTGTCGGTGCCGAGTTCGCGGGCCCGCTGCGAGGCCACGGCCATCTCAGAGCCGCTGGCCCGGGTGACACCCTGCAGCGTGTTCAGCGCGCTCTCGTAAGACAGACCCGCGTCAATGACCTTCTTCACGCCCGCAACGAATCCGCCGCCGACCGCGAGCGCAGCGCCGGCGCCCAGTGCCCGCCGGAACCCCGCGCTGAACCGGTTGCCGCTGTCGGTACCGAACTGTTCCGACTCGGTCAGCACGCTCGGCTTGAAGGACATCACCGGCCCGGTGCCGCGGCTCAGTTGCCGCTGCGCCGCGGCGTGCGCCTTCTCCGCGTTGGTGAGGTCCTTGGTGGCCCGAGTGAGGTTGTTCGCCTGCAGCTCCTGCGCACGCTGCGCCCGCTTGTACGCCTCAGCCGCCGACGTGCGCTGCAGATCGGTGGACTTGGCGTTGGCCGTGACCTGCGCCAGTTTCTTGTGCGCGACCTCGACGCGGCCGATAGCGTCGGCATTGGCCTTGTTGGCCTTCTCGACCGAGACGGTGTGCTTCTCAATCAGCTTGAGAGTGTCAACCGCCTTGCGCGCCGACGTGTCGACGCCCTTGGCCAGCGAAGCTCCCATGGTGGAGCCCGCCTTGCCGAACCGCTTCTCGGCGTCCCCGGCGATCTTGTTCACGCCCTGCGCCAGGCGCGACGCCTCCGGCATCAGAGGGACCCACACCTGGGCCAGTTCGACTGAAGTCATCGTGGGTTCCTCCTTTCTGGGCCAATCACTTTCGACGGGGCGGGCCCCAGGGCGTAGTTGGCGGCGCGCATCCTCTCGAACTCCTCAATCGAGTACGAATCCCAGGAGTCGATTCGGTTCGGGTTGCGCGGCTGGGCCTTTGGCGGTTCGGCCGCCACGCCCTCGCGGGGCATGCGGCGGCTGAGGTCGACCAGCCCGGCGCGCTGCTCCATCTGTGAGGCCAACAGGTGCGCCTCACGCGTCCAGCCGCCGTAGCGGGCGTGGTATACCGCGGTGCCCGGGTGGGCGGCGAGCACCACCGCCGCCAACTCCTGCAGAGTCAAGCGGGTTTCGACATCGTCGGCCCGAATCCCGATCGCCAGCAGATCACGCAGGACCGCCCACCAGTGCCTGCCGCAGACACTGGTGAGCGTGCTTATTCCCCCGCAGTTTCCCCAGGGGTAAGCCCGGCGTCGGAGTACCAGGCGTCAAACAGCGCCTCGTATTCGTCGTCGGGCAGAGCGACCACGAGCGCCTGCAGCCCGGCTGGCACCTCGAACTCGTCCATCCAGGCGAAGCCCTGGAATACCGGATCGAGTTTGTAGATGCTCCACCAGAACTGGCGAGACAGCTCCCGTGACGTGATCTTGGGGAACGCCACCTTGAGTCCGGACTTCGTCTGGTACTCGAACAGAGGCGTGTCCTTCGGGTACAGCGACGCCACCCCCGACTCGGGGGCGGGGGTGGCGTCCTGCGGCTTGGGCTCCGCGGCCTTCTTGGCCGGCGCCTTGCGTGGCGTCGACTTCTTGGCGGAGACGGTCATTAACCACCACCGCCCAGGACCACGACACCGTCGTTCCAGTACTGGTAGCCGTGGTTGCCGTCCTCGTCGGGGAACGGCTTCAGCGTGACCTCGTAGGCCGCAAGCTCCTTGTGCGACCACTTGATCGGGGCGACGGCGGTGATGCGGCCGATCGGGATCACGAGGCGCATGGAGATGGCGTTGTAGAACCCGTCGAAGATCCACGCGCCGGTGTCGAGCAGCTTCGCGTTCAGCTTGGCGGCGATCTCCGTGCCGTGGGTGGCATCTGCGGGAGTCACGGTGATGTTGGAGGCACCGTGAACGGCCTTCTGCACGTCAGCGTTGAGGACCTGCAGCAGCTTGAACTTGATCTCCAGGCCGTACTTCTCCTGCAGCACCGCCACCAGGTCGCCACCCCAGTTGTTGACCTCTTGGTTCGACCGGTCCTCGGTGCGCTCCAGGCCGTCGTCGCCGACGTGGCCGAGGTTGGTGAACGCCACATTCGGAGCGCCGGTCGCCGTGGTGGGCAGTTCCGTGCCGACCGCAGCGCGCAGGACACCGCCGGTCACCCGCGGGGACGGGGCCGCCAGCTCCAGCACATTGTTGAGAGCCATCGCGGGCTTCCTTTCATGGGTTGGGAAATGCGAACGGCCGCCCCGGTTTCGGGACGGCCGTTTGACTCACGCCCCGCGTGGGGCGGTGAGGGATCAGGGAGTGGCGATGGGTTGGCCCTGGACGCGCCAGGTGACCATCGCCCGGTAGCGCCGCATGTCCGGCACCTTCGGGTCATTCGAGCGGTGCGGCAGCGATGGGCCGCGGCACCAGCCCACATACCAGCCATCAACGGTGGATCCCGTTGCGGCAACCATGTGGGCGAACGCCGTTCGGGTGTTCAGAGAGGCGGCGATCTCTTCGCGCGCGTAGCCGAACAGGATCGTGTCGATGTCGTACTCGAGCAGATTGACCTGCTGCCCGCCGCCGTACTCGACTCGCAGGAACGGGTCGGGGACCGTTTGTCCGGCCGGGGGTTTCGGCACTGCGGTGCACACCGGCAGGCCACCCATGAGTGGGGTCAGGAACGACACGGCCAGCGCCTCTATATCGGCAGGCAGCAGCGGCTGATAGATCCCCACCGTCACGACCCCCGGGCCGCTGAAACAGCCTTCAGCAGAGAGCCATTCTCTGCGTCATCGATCATCGCGGGGATCTCGCGGGCAACGATGTAGGCGCGGGGCCGCTGGGTCGACGGGTCCCGCTGCACCACCAGCTCGTAGCCGTCGGGCAGGGTTCGGCGAATCTGCTCAGCCCGGGCGGCTACGTGGTTGGCGTAGGCGTGGCGGATCTTGCGCCAGGCCGACCGGTTGTAGCGGATTCGCACCATGGTCAGCCCACCCTCGTCGCTTTGACTTGACCGCCGAGCAGACGGCTGTAGCGCGGCCATGGGCCGTCTCGCCAGTCGCCGGACAACGCGTCACCGACGACTTGGAAACGGACCCCGTGGATCTCGACCTCATCCCGCTCGGAGAACAGCGTCGAGTTCTTCACCAGGATCACCAGGTTGTTCACGTAACGGGCCACCGTCTCGGGGCTCACCGGCTCCTGCGTCGATGACTGCTGCGAGTTCGCCGTGTAGAAGCAGATCGCGCGGCGCTCGATCGGCGTCTCAGACAGGGCGCCCTTGGCGTTTCCGTGCGCGTCCTTGCCCGCCTCGGGCTCCCACTTGAAGTGCTTGAACGGCAGTCGAGCGGGGAACACAGCCATCAGGCGATGCCCTGAATTCGGTAGTTGGCCAACCGGTCTCGCTGATTCTTGTCCAGCGTCAGCCCGACGGCACCGCCCAGGACGAGCCGGAACGGACCGGCTGTCACGTCCCGGGCGGGAGATGCAGGGAGTTCGATCGCGCTCGATGCCAGCTCGAACACGACGGCCGCGATATCGGCTGGACAGACCTCGTAGCCATGCGTCCACGTCACCGTCACGTACGGGTCGCACGACCACGACGGGAGCCTGCGGGTGATGAGACCGCAAGGCTCCCAGTCGTAGTCATGCTGATCCAGCTCGTGCCCGTCGACCGCCACGGACGCAACATCGGTGACGTGCAGCGACGGCAGCATCACCAGCCCGCGCTCCCCTGCCGGGTAACGACCGTTCGTGACGGTCACCGACGGGGCGATGTGCCAACCGCAGAACTTCCGCACCTCCGCTTCGGCGGCGGTGACGAAGAACTCCGGGTTGCCTGCCTCGAATTTGCCCTCGAGGTCGGCGGGGTCGACCAGCGCGCCGGCAGGAAGGGCCATCGACTAGTCGCCGGCCTTGCCGTCAGCCGGTGCAGTAGGCTTCGCAGGGGGCGCAGCCTTTTTCGCCGGTGCGGACGCGGCCTTGGTCGGCTCCGCTGGCTTGGCGGCGGTGTCTGGCGGCGCCGGTACAGCCTTCTGCGGTGCGGGAGCCTCGTTCTTGGTTTCCGGAACAGCCGATTGCACCGAGACGCCGTAGCGGGCAAGTTCCGCGTCGACGTCATCGACGGGCTGACCAACAGACAGCTTCAGGCGGCGCTGGGACTTGAGGGACGCAATGACGTCCGCGGTGAAATCACGATTGTGGGTGTCGCTCATGGGTTCCTCCAGGGTGGTGAGAGTGGCAACCAGCGCCGGGCCCCCGCCCGAAAAGTGGGTGGGGGCCCGACAACTGGCCTGGACGGTTAGGAGAAGGTCGGAGCCGTCAGACCGGTGATCTCAACGACGGACGACGGGTACCGCTCGGCGGTGAAGGCGACGTAGCTGTACACCTGGAGGTGCACGGTCAGTGTCTTGCCGCCGATCTCCGGCAGGACCCGGGTACGGATGCCCGACTCGTACAGCACCATGTCGCTGGAGCGCTGCACGTAGGCGATGTCCTCCGACGGGGTCTCACCAGCGCCGTAGCTGGTGCCGATGTTCGGGTCGGTCAGCACGGGCAGGCCCTGCAGCTCGCCGACGATCTGCTGGGACTCGACCGCGTCGAGGGTGGCGACGTTGTTCACCGAGCGGCCCGCGGGCAGCACCAGAGGACGCTCGTCGCCGTCCAGCGCGGCAGTCAGCCACGCCCACCGACGCGGGTGCATCGCGATGTGCGTCGGGGCCAGCTTGCGGCCCGTGTGCACCTTCTGGATGCCGTTGGCGATGGCGCCGTAGAACTTCGCCATGGTGACACCACCCGCGATGGCAACGGTGCCGATGCCGGGGGTGTTGTGCACGCCCCGGATCTGACCGTTGGTACCGGAGCCCGCCAGGACGGCGAGGTCCGTCTGGGCCGCGTGGTCGGCCAGCAGATCGCCGAAAACCACCTCGTCGAAGTTGACTGCGCTCTGCTCCAGCAACTGCAGCGAGATGTCCTGACCACCAGCAATGGTGCGGACGTTGACGGTGATGAAGTCGTCATCCAGATCGGTCTGCTGGATGGCGGTGTTTTCACCGTTCTGGAACGCCACGGAGGTCCCCGAGGTGACCTTGGGGATCTGGATGGCGTTGGTGTTGGCCGGCAGATCCTGCTTCTTGCACAGGTCGGCGTACGCCCGCCCCGCCCGGATCATCTTGATGTAGTCGCTGACCAGCCAGACGGGAGGCACGAAGTAACCACCGTTGCCGTCGGTGGTGTCCAGTGCGCGTGCGATCTCGGGCTTGCGGTAGTCAGCCGACGTCTTGACGTCCACCGCGTGGCGGCGCAGACGCTCCGTGGCCTCGCCGGTGGGGTCCAGACCGCGCTGCGACATCATCAGGTCCTTGAAGTAGGACTGACCGTTGCCGCGGGTGTAGGCGTCCTGCTCGCGGACCGCCTCGACCCGGGACTGGGCCTTGCGGGCCGCGACGGCGCTCTCGTTGAGGCGACCGGAACGCTCGATCTCCTCGGAGAGCTCGCGGATACGCTCGTCGAACGCCTCCACTTCGCCCTGCTTGGTAGCGATCTCGGCCGTCTTGACGCGGAACTCCTGGTCCTCGTCGGCCGTGAAGTCCTCGCGGGCTTCCTCGGTCTGCAAGTCGGTGATGGCCTTGCGCTGAGCGAACAGGGTGTCCAGCTCGTCCTGGGCCTTCTTGCGCAGTGCGATGAGCCGCTTCAAACGTTCCTCCACGGAACGCTCCTTTCGGGAATTGCCCTGACACAGGGCAGATTTGGAACCGGCCGCCGGATCGGCTCGCCGGGATTGCGACTCCCAGTGCCAGGGAGGATTCGGCTTGCACGCCAACGCAAAACGCCCCACCAGTGCCAGGTGGGGCGTTGAGGGAGGTTGGGTTGCGAGTGCCGGAAACTCTTACGCGGACAGGTGGTTCCGACCGCGTGGTCTAGTTGGTGCTGCCGTTCAGTTTGGCGAGCAGTGCGTCATGGCTGGCTCCGGTGGCCCGCAGCGCCTCGACTGCTTCCCCGTCGCGTTCCTGCCGGGCCTCGCCGTCTTGACGGCTCATCAGGCTGCCGTCCTCGGATCCGAACCCCTGGCGGCGCATGGCCTCGCTGCGGGTAAGCAGCTTGCGACCGGTCGACTTGGCCGTCGGCGTCGGCTCGGGCGTGGGCTCCGGCTCGTCGGCCGGCGCGGCAGATCGTGCCTCGTCGGCCGCGGTCGCCGACTTCTTGGCCCCCGAACCGAGGTCGACGACGACCGGGTTGCCACGGAGATTGCCGGGAAGCGATTCGCGCGCCAGCATCTCCAGGTTGCGGATCGCGCGTTGCACTTCGGCGTCGTCGCTCGCACCACGGAGCGCCTCGGCGGCCAGCAACTCCTCGATGTCCGCGAGGCTACGTAGATCCGCCTTCGCCATCGTCTTGACCGCCGACAGCAGCTCGGCCGACGTGGTGGGGTTGGCGCCGAAGTTAACGATCGAGACGTCGCCCTTGTGGAGGCTGACCTCTTCGATGATGCGCAGGCTGTAGGGGTCATCCTCGAAGTCGGGCGCGTAGTCCCACCGTTGCTTGATAACGCGGAACGCGAACGACATCTCGTCGAGGTCCTTGCGTCGCATCTTCGGTTCGATGCGCTGCACGTCGGGGTCGGAGCGGTCGAGCGGTGCGTACGTCTTGAGCCCGCCGTCATCGACGGACAGCTCCAGCGTGCCGCTCTTGGTGCGCGCCAGCGGCAAGCCCTCGTGGTTTACCAACAGGTGCAGGTCTGGCTTGGCCCGCAGCGTCTTGTCGAATGCGGTGCGGTCGAGCTGCTCGATCCAGCCGCCGCGAGCCGGCCCGCCGTACATCTCGTAGGGCTCGAAGGTCGAGGCGTAGCCGCTGAACTCGAGGATGGTGTCGTCGTCGGAGCGAACCTCGCCCAATAGGACGGCCGGGCGGTCGCGCTTCTCCTGGATATCCACCATTTGGTCGCGCTTCTCGCGGGCCGGAGCACCGCACAGGATTGTCTTCATTGATCGTCGTCCTCCTCGTCCTCGCCGTCGGCAGGGTCGTCGTCCTCGGGCTCGGGTTCCGGCTCGGGGTCTGGGGCGGGTTCATCACCGGTGGGCTCGTAACCCAACGGGGCGAAATTCATGGGCTGCAGGCGGATATCGCCTTCCGGCCCGATCGGTGGGCGGTCCTCCATCGCGAGAATGTCGTTCACGCTGTATGCGCCGGTCTCGCGGCCCAACCGGTATGCCTCCCAACGGGACTTGACGTCCCCGCGGAGCAGACCGTCGATGTTGAACTTGAAGAACTGGCCGCGCGGTAGCTGCTTGGACAGGATCTGCTCGATGCAGGTCAGCCACGGCTTGAGCGTGAACTTGAGGAACCCGATCGACATCTGCTCGATGCCGGTCCCCCAACTGGTGGTTTTGGTGGTGTCGCCGATCATGTGGGGAGGTACGCGGAACAGCATCGCGATCTCGCTGCGCTGGAACTGCCGTGTTTCGAGGAACTGCGCCTCGTTCGGCGCGATCGCAATGGGCTTCCACTTCAACCCGCCCGACAGGATCGCCGGGTGTCGGCGGCCTTGGTGGCTGGCAATCCATCGCTTCATCACCGCGCGGGAGGCCTCCGCGTCAAGGGTCTGGTCGGTTTCCAGAACGCTCGACGGGTTGGCGGAGTCCTTGAAGTACGACAGGCCGTAACGCTCAGCGGCCAGTCCCAAACCGATAGCAGCCGCAGCCTTTTCGACCGGGCTCATTCCGAACACTGAACCGGCCACCGGGTAGCGGCGGAAGATCACGACGTCCCCGGCCGGGACCTTCGTTCCATCGATGCGGAACACCGGCTCGGGCCACTTGGTCCGCTTGGGAATGTCGACAGTCAGAATGTCGGGGTGCAACGGCATCAGCGCTGTTGCCCGGTCGTACTTGTCACGCGCCGTCACCAATGTCGCGGCGTTGCCGGTGACCGCCAGCGACTCCATGACCATCCAGATCCACTCGAACCACGTGGTGTCCGGGTACGGGGAATTCTCGTTGAACAGGGTCGGCTGCGGATCCAGCAGCTCACGCGCCGCAACTTTCTTGCGGTAGGCCGAACCCGACAGCCCCGCAACAGAATCCGCGAGCAGACACACGCACGCGTTGAACGCGGTCAGCGACATCGCCTTGCCGGGCGCGGTTCCCTGCAACACCGCGTCCTCGGCGATGGTGGGCACCAAGTGCGACGACGTGATTGCCCGGGGTTCCAGCTCGACACCCCCAGCACCGAACGCGCGGGCGAGGAAACTCACGAGCCCTCAACCAGTCCGAGGACGCGGCCGCCGCTGGTCCGCGGCTGCTGCTTGCGAGGCGGGTCGACGGCCAGTCCGACCAGAATAAAACTCAGTCCGGTCGCGAACAGCCCGGCTACCGTGTGGATCTGCCAGAACCCCACATTCACCATCGTCAGACCGCCCAATTCGGCGCAGGCCGAGGCGAATTGCCTCAAAACTCCTCTTTCTCCCACTGCGCCATCTCCTCTTCGTCAGGCCACTCGTGAACGTCGGGCACCTTCTCGGGCTGCGGCGGGCCCTCGGACTCTGCCCACGCCGCGGCGGCACACGCCACGAGCGGTGACGCGTCCACAGGTGAGTTCTTGCGGTCGAGCACCCAGGTGTCGCCGCCCATGCTTCGAGCGGGTGCGCTGGCCGCCGCCGTGTCGAGGGCGGGTTGCGGCCGGTGCCAGATGCTGTGGTTGCGGATGCCGTCGAACAGCACACCGCCGCAACCGCGGGTCAGGTCAGCGCCGCCGATTTCCATCACGGTCAGTCCCGCCTGCCGCAGCGGGTCGATCAGGTCGGACACGGGTGCGCCGCGGGCTTGGACCGCGACGGCTACGAACTTCCCGGCGCGGGTGGGCTCTTTGAACCAAGGGACCACCCAGTCGAGACCGCGCTGGGCGGCGACGACCTCGACGTGCAGCAGACCGTCGGTTCGTCGGGATGCGATCGCGATGTAGGCCTTGGTTCGTTCGAAGTTGACGTCCACGGCGGCGAACACGGGCGCCCCCTCATATCGGCAGGACCCCGGGTCTATGGTGTCGCGCCAGTCGCCGGCCGGGATGATGCCGGGCGTCAGGGTGTCGACCCACTGGCACAGGTGCTCGGTCTTGAACCCGGGCACGTCGGAGGCCTTGGCCTCCGCCTTCGCCGCCAGGCCTTCCTCGTCGTGGCCTGGAAGGAATCCGAGCGCCGGGTTGGCCATCGGCCAGTACCGGCGATCCATGTGGTGCACGTCGTCTGGCGCGGACCACTCGAACAGGCCGGTCGAGGTGTCCTCGGTGTTCATCCCGAGGATTCGGGAGATGGCCTCGTCGCGCAGGGACCTCAGCACCACCGACCGCTTGTCCCCCGCGTTCGACGCCGCGACGGTCATCGAGTAGCGGCGCGACGTGGTGGTAGGCACGATGGCGTCCCATGCCAGCCAGTCGTGGTGCTCGCGCAACTCGTCGAGTTCGGCGAGGTCGACCGACCAACCACGGCAGGCTCGGCGGTTCGCCGCGGTTGCCCGCCACGACCGCCGGTTGGTCAGGATCATCCGGTGCTTGCCGTTGGTCTGCGAGTGCCGGACAAACTCGGTGAACAGCGCCGGGCATTCCTTGACGTCCTCGACGACCTCGCCGAGTGTCGATTCCGCGTATTCGAGGCCTTGCGCCGCGATCACAACCGTCTTGGCTGCCGGCTTGCTGCTCAGGGTCGGTATGACGCCCTTCCTGTTGATGTACAGGCGCCAAAGTCCCAGGCCGCGAAGCCATTTCGTCTTTCCGTTCTGGCGGGCAATGAGAATAACGACGGTGCGGTATCGGAATCCTTTACCGCCGCGGCCTTTTTCGAGCGCGTGGATATACAGCCACCGCTGATAGGGCACCAGTTCCCAGCCGAGAACGAATTCCAGGAACAGGCAGCAGTCGAAACCCCACGACGTGTCGGGGTTTAGGCCACAGCCACAGGGGCAGCCGTCCTCGCGCGACGTGTCGCAGTTGGCCTCCAGCGGCGGCGTGAATAGCCGCGGCTTGGTGTGGCCCTTAAGTTCCGGTGGAGCTTCTGCGACGCCACTCGTCAAGCCGGGTCACGTCCTCTTTGTCCTCGCCGCCACCGAGCAGCGTCGGATCCGTGTCCTCGTCGTCCGGGCCCATCACGGTCGCCGCACCACCCCCGTCGGTCAGCCCGTAGAGGCGCGCTTGACGGGCCAGGATCCGGTCGCAGATGACCGACGCCTTGTAGTCACCACGCAGGGCGTTCGGGAAGTGGGCCTTGAAGATCGCCTCAGTCCGCTCCACGAACGTGGCGAGCGCCTGGTCGGCCAACAGGTCGCGACGCTTCGCCGCCTTCGCCATCTCGCGGCGGATGACCTTGTCGACGTTGGTGTGGCTCATCGCGAGCCGCTCGCCGATATCGCGGTACGTCGCGCCGGCGATGTACATCTGCAGCACCCGGGCGTCGCGCTTCGCGCGTTCGGCCCGCGTCGGCGTCGGCCTATCCGTCACACCACACCCACGAAGCTGATCTCGCGGCCGTCCAGCGACGGCACGATCCCGGTGTGCTCTTCGAACCGGCGGATGATCACATCCGCGTAGCGCGGATCCAGCTCGACGCACCGCGCCTGGGCACCGCGGCCATGCGCGGCAATCAGAGTGCTACCCGAGCCGGAGAACGGGTCGAACACGAGGCCCCGCGGCGGGCATGAGTTGGCCAGCATGGCCGCGATCAGACCGACTGGCTTCATCGTCGGGTGCTGGCCGTTGCGGGCAGGCTTCTTGTAGGCGAACACGGTGGTCTGCTTGTTGTCGCCGAACCACCGCGGCCCGCCCCGACCCAGTCGGCCCTGCCCGCCGGCGGTGAAGCCGTACAGAATCGGCTCGTGCTCAGGGCCCGCGTCGTCCTCGGGCTCCTCGCCGGGCGCTTCCGCCTGCAGGATCGGCTCGTGCTGGTAGTGGTAGTCCGACCGGCCCATCACCATCGTGTTCTTGACCCACACGAGGTTCTGCCGGACCAGCAGACCGGCGGCCCGCATGGCCGTCTCGAACGTCACCCGCTCGGTATCGGCGTGCGCCACGTACACCGGGGCACCCGGGCGGCACACCGCGGCCACCACCGGGAACGCCGCCCCGAGTAGGTCCTGCAGACCCGCGGCACCGTCGTTGCGGATCGTCAGCGCGTCCTTCGTCTTGCCGACGTAGTCGACGCCGTAGGGCGGGTCGGTCCACACGCAGTCGGCGCGCTCGTCGCCGAACAGCTTCGCCAGCACCATGTCTGCGTTGGTCGAATCGCCGACCAGCAGCCGGTGGTCACCGAGCTGCCAGACCTGCCCCACCTCGGAGATCGGGTCCTCCGGTTTGTCGGGCACATCGTCGGGGTCGGTGAGCGGTTCGTCGGGCATCAGATCCCGGCGCATCCGCTCCAGCTCGACGTCGCTGTAGCCCGTGCCGTCGAGATCGTCGAGCGAATCGAGCAGCCGGAACAGGTCCGCGGCGTCGTAATCGCCCAGGTCCGCGGTCCGGTTATCGGCCGCGACGATCCGCTTGGCCGTCTCGTCGTCGACGTCGACCAGCCACACATCGATCTCGGCCCATCCCAGCTTCCGCGCGGCGTGCAGAGTGTGGTTGCCGGCCAGCACCTCCGACGGCCGACCGGTCAGTGTTCCCTCGTTGACCACGATCGGCCGGTACTGTCCTGACGCCGCGAGCGACTGCGCGATCACATCGACGTTGCCGCGGCGCGGGTTGCCGGCGAACGGCGTCAGCTCACCGACAGCCATCCGTCCGGCGTGCCCGATCGTCTGCGGCTTCGTCACGGCGTCTCCTATGAGGTGGGTTGTCCAGGGGCGGCCGCCGCGTCGGCAACCGAGTTGATGGCGTAGAACCGCACGGGCCGGCGCCAGGCCGCCGCCGACGTCTCCACCGCCAGCCGCACCATCGGGGTCAGGCAGGCCGGGTCATCGGTCACACAGCGGGGCTCGCACTCGACGCCGCGCATCGACACGTGGGCGGTCCGCGGCGACAAGATCACCCAGTCGCGGAGCCCCAGCGCCTCGCGGAGCTGATCGGCCTTCTTCGTGGTCTCAGCGACCACCACACCCGGACGCCTCACGCGATCACCGCCTCTCAGAAGTGCTCGAGGCCGACCCGGGCGGCCGACCCGCATATCCGCAGGTCAGGGGACCGGACCTCTCGAGGCGTTTGTTCACTTCTTTCGGAGGGGGATGCCTCCTTGCCGGCGGCTCGGGGCCGGGGTCGGCCGCCGAACTTTCGACCCGCCCCCCTCCTGGGGTGGCCCGGGCAGGGGGCCGTCCGGGGCCCTGTGTGCCCCCGTGTGCCCTCGTGTCGCGGGCGTTGGGCTGGTTTGGGGTGGCGGTGCAGGATTCGGGAGCGGCGCGCTGGGCGGCTCGGCCCCCGACGCGGGCTCACCAGGCCTCGCTGGGCTCCCCGATGTCGATGTGCGGGTCCTCGTCGCCGCGGCGCTGGTTGCACACCAGGTGGGATGGCCGGAAGTTCAGGGGGTCGTCGCCGAGCTCGGGATGCTCCTTGACGGTCTTGGCGTGGTCGACGCTGAACGATTCGGGGTGCGGGTGCTCGAGGCTGTAGTTGATCGGAAGGTTGCACAGCCAGCACGGGCGCTGGTGGTTGTCGCACTCGTCTCGGAACTCGGCCTTGAGGTCGCGGTAGTGGTGATCGTCGCGGCGGAACGTGGCGGTGCTCAAGGCGTCGGTACGGGGTTGCGCTGGAACCAATCGTTGTACCGCTCGACCGGCACGTACGGGTGGCGCTCCACGGTGGTGAGGTTGACCGTGGCCGAGCCGACGGTTGGGCACTTGAAGGCGAAGTTGTTCCACGCTCGGCGTGCCCGTGAGTAGACGACGTTGGTGAACACGACGTCGATGTACAGGTCGGCTGGCCATTCGAGCACCGCGGTGTTGGCAGGCAGCGTGTAGTCGACGTTGCCGTTGAGGTGCTTGAGGCGGCCCTCGTCGACACGGGCGACGAAACCCCCGAACCCGAGGTCGGTGGGCCGGGGGTCCAAGGTGGAGGCGCGGAACGCGAAGCCCGGTGGCACGCGGTAGACGAACTCGACGTTGCACGACATGGGCGGGGTGTCGGGCAGCATGTCCTCGTCTTGCCCGTCACGGGTTACGCCCTTGGCGTCGTAGGAGACGGTGAAGTACTCCAGCGTGGCCATCAGGCTTCGGTGCTCTCCGACTCGTCATCGACCGGGCTGGTGGTCTCGGTGATGAGATCCGCAATGGTGTCGGGCTGCAGGTTCAGGACCACGCCGTCCATGACGGTTCCGGTGGGCAGGTGCACGACCTGCCCTTCGGGGGCGCCGTCGGGCCTGTAGCCGATCTGGCCCGGGATCTCCACCCCGTCGACCGTGACGGTGGCCTGCGGGAGCTCGCCGTCGCCGAACACCAGGTCGGTGACATCGACCGCGCCGGGCGGCAGATCGCTCTCGGTGGTGGCCTTCGCCTTCTTGCCGCGACCGCGGCCGGCCGGAGGCTGCTCGGCGAGCTTGGAGTACTCCTCGCCGGTGTGCACCCGCTCGAGCACGGGCGGCTGGTCAGCGGGAGGCTCATCGGTCAGGTCCTCGTCCGGCGCTCCCGGGATCGGGGTCGGCGGCAGCAGCGGGTTGTCCTCCGCCATGAGGGCAGCGCAGCCGGGAGCCCGGGCCACGAGCGACAGGACGCCCTCGGCGTGCGTCAGGTCCACCGATTCCACGTCCTGCGAGTAGTGGATGCGGTCATCGATACGCACCTCAACGCGGGTCAGCTTGTTGCCCATGGCTGGTCTCCGTCCATTCGTTCAGGTAGGCCGTGAGGAACTCGCCCTCCAGGCCGTAGGTGGGGGTGGCGTTCATCCACACGGGGTCGTCGCTTCCCCACTGCTGCAGACGCACCACCTCGGTGGGTTTGGCTGTGAGCGCTGGATCGACGAGGCGGCACGTGTAGCACTCGTGGCAGGGCGACGGGCCGGGCTCTGGGCGTCGGCACCACCAGCAGCACGTGAGCAGATCCGGTGGCATGGCCGCGATGATCTGCGCCTTGGTGCGGTGCTTGATCGGGTAGGTCAGCGTCGGCACCCGTCCGGGCGCCATCAGCTCGATGTGCCCCAGATACGCCGCGTCCGAAGCTTCGGCGGCCGGCCCATCGACGTCCCCGTCGTGGAATGCGTCCGAATGCCTCGGGATGACAACGAACCGGTAGTCGCGGCCTTGCGGTTCCGCGAGGATGGCGCCGACCCAGTACGCCCACAGGTGGTGGTTGAGCCCCGGGCCGAGGTCGCCGAAGTCCACGACCGATTCGGTGTATTCGATCAGCCGCTCCGCGCGGTAGTTGGTGTGCATCCACGCGAGGATCTGGCGGACAGCTCGGGTCTCGACGTCTGCGCGGCCTTCCGAGTCGGACAGCACCACGTGGTGGACCCGGGTGGGTTGGCCGGCGCGGACGCGCTGCCAGAGGCAGTAGGCCGAGTCGATACCGCCGGACAGCAGCAGCAGAGTGTCGGTCATGTCGTCACAGAGCGTCGCCGACGCAGCGGCAGGGGCCCGGCTCGGCGTCCTTGTGGACCGTCCACTCCGGCTCGGTGCCGGTGCACTCGCCGCCCTGGTGGGGCGGGTGCCCGCAGTAGCCGCACACCGGGTCCGCGGGCTCGGGGTCGAGGCGGACGGCTACCGCGGTGAACTCGCGCCACTCGTACTCCGACACCTCCAAGGGCAACTGCTCCCCCAGCGCCGCCGGGATTTGGTCGGCCGGAACGACGGCTTCGCCGTACTCCTCGATGCGCAGTCCCTCGGCGGCCGCGAGTTGGTCGAACGATTCCCGCGTCAGCCACCGCAACTGCTCCACATCGGCGCTGTGCTCGACGGGGATGGTTCGTCGGTACTGCTTGCGGTCGGTACTCACACAGCGCTCCCGATGGTCACTCGCAGGTTGGCGTCCTTCAGCACCGGGGCCACGGCGTCGGCCACCGACGCCAACCGCCCGCGACGCCCCCAGCGGTCCCGCCATGACGCCTGGCCAGCCCACCGCATGCTGTCCACTTCGGCGATCGTGTAGCCCCGGGCGGGAGGTCGCACGACCGACGGGCCGCTGGCCAACCACTTCGCACACAGCACGGCCGCGTCGGCCAGCAGCCAGGGCAGGGAGTCGAGCGGGTCGCCGTGCTGGTCGACCAGTTCGTCCCAGATCGGCGTCACTGGCCCGCGCTCCCCTTCAGAGCGTGACCGCAGGTCGGGCATGCGAGATGGTCGTCGAGCTGGGCCGTCGCAACGACGTCACCGTTGGCCGTGAGGTAGGTGACGGTGCGGCCCTTGACGTGCACGTCCACGGGGAACGCCCCGAGCGGGGTGTCGCCGGCGTAGAGCTGGATCTCGGGGGCCAGCAGATCACCCTTCACCTCGGCGCGGACGTCGATGGTCAGGTGGCCGGCCGACTGGGCCACCATCAGACGCCCCACCAGCTCGACAACCCGAGGTCGGGCGGGAGCTGCGGCGCGGTTCGCGCGGCGTGGATCGCGAGCGCCAGCATCAGCAGCCGCTCGCCCGTGCTCATCGGCCAGGACGTAAGCCGGGGGAACTGCAGCACACGGGGCTGCAGCGGGGCATTGGTGAAGTCCATGGATTCGTCTCCGCTCGGGGCTCGGGAGCTTCGCACCGCGGCGCCGCGCGCAGCTCGCCCTGTTCACAGGAGTTGTGGTCCTGGGTAACCGCCCGGGCACAAGGCCGGGGCTGACTGGCGAATCACGCGGGGGCAGGAGCAGCGGGATCGCGCGAGCTTTGCCTGGAAATCCGCCAGACGTTGACGCCGACGCCGCGGTGCGAAGCGACCGCCAGAAACACGAAAACCCCCGTAGCAGCCCGCTACGAGGGTTTCGGTAGGCGATTTCAGGCACAGCAGTGCCCGCACACATTTGTAACACGCGACACGGACCAGCGGATGCTGCGACCCACCACAGTGTCACCGTGCACGTTTAGGCTGCGGGTCATGAGCGACAAAACAGCCCGGGAGCTGGAGCGGTGCAGAGCGATCGAGACGCAGGCTCATGATCGAGTTGCTGAAGCCAAACGAGACCTCGCCTCGAAACTTGAACGCGAAATTCGCCCACGACTCATAGACCACGCCAAATCGGTCACGCTGTCCCAGCCGCACATTGCCCGGAAGCTGGGAGCACAGGGCATCGCATCTCTGCGCACCAATCTTTCCGCTGCGTTGGACGATGTCCTCGTGCGGATGCGAGCAACAATTCAGCGACCCGAGTGGCCTCCGCGCACAAATGCAATCGGCGCGACGTACCACGGTCCATCAGCCGGAGCAGTTCGCGATGGCATATCCGACTTCCTCCACGGCGAGATAGGTAATTTCAACGTCGTTCTGACCCAACGTGGGTTCTCTGTGGAGCTAATGGGTGGCCCGTTGCGCCTGTATCCGAACGAACTTTTCGACAGTGCTGACGAATTCACAGACCTTGTGGACGCATTGCTATTCCTGGACAACGCCAAGAAGAACACTGCTGCGGCCCAGGCCGCAGACGATCACGATTTCGTCAGCTCACTCTGGGACGAGTGAGGAACTCAGCGTCAGGCTGATCGCCACTCGGCGGCGCGCCGTTCCCAGAGTCGTTCCAGCTTCACGTCCTCGGCGCCGGACGGCACGCTCTGGAGTGCCTCGCGGGCTTCGTCCTCGGCAGAGGTCTCGCACCACAGCTTCTGCTCACCGTCGACGACGTAGGTCACCCGCCACCAGCGGCCCGGGGCCCACTCGCTCATCACCAATGCCACTCCTCGCCACCCCTTGACCGGATATAGCGGTCCAGGACCCACAGGGGCCCGACGATCACTGCGAGTAGCGCCCCGAGCATCAGGATCCCGGTCATCGCTGACGCTCACGGGCGCGGCGCTCGAATGCGTCGACATCGAGCGTCGGCGCCGGAGTGGGGGCACCGGTCGGGCGGTTGCCCTTGTGCTCGGCGGTGTGCTTGTGCCGCCAGAACTTGGCCTTGCCCACCCGCTCGCTGAGCCAGCCCGGCAGGCCGGGGTCAGCCTCGTGAATCGACCGGTCGCAGAACGTGCAGTGTGTGCCCTTGTATCGGCTCGTCAGCTCGAGACGGATCTTCATCACCCTCCCTTCTGCCCGTTTGAGTTGGTGCGCGACTTGCACTCTGGCCCGCGGCGATGGGGGTGCCAGTGAGCGTGGCAATGGCAGATGACGACCTCAGACGATCGCGAACAGCACTGCGGTTTCTTGTCCATCACGTCTCCTTATGTCGGGCTGGGTCGTGGGCATCGGCCCGACGCTTCCCAGCGGCAAATGCGTGATCCGTTCGCGCGGCATTGGCGGGTCAGTGCATTGCTGCGTCCGCAGCGCGGGCAGCTGTTCGCTTGTGCCGCTCGGATTCCAGCGGCTCGGCGCTCACTCAGTGGGGTCGTTGTGTTGCCCACGATTTCGTCCTTATGTCGTCTTCGGGAGCGTCTGCAACTCCCGTTCGCTGCTCGCGGCTGCCCAACCTCTATCGCTCGGGCAGTTCCGGCACTCCCAGAAAGTTACTGGTCTATCCGGCGCGAGGAACTTTCGCAATGTGATGGCCCCTGAGTCGATGCCACCAGATGAATCGGTTCATATCAGCCCCCCTTGCGTGCCGATAATTCTGCGTTCCTTATGTCGGCTTCGGCAGGTGCGCCCACACGCCCTCGCCGAGCATCTGATCGAGCACTGCCGGGAGGCAGCTGCATTCGTCGTCGCCGCCGTCGTGGTGGTAACCGCCGCTGCAGCGGTCATCGGGGCAGCCGCAACGGTCTCCGTGCCAGGTGTCGCCGCCCGTGTTGAACTTGATGTAGTCGGCGACCTTCACGCCTCGGCTGGCGATGATCTGCCGCGCATAGCGGCTAAGCACGGCGCTCATCGTTTCGCCCTTCTGAGTGCAGTGGGGGCACTGTGGCGCTCACGCTGCGTCCGCCACTCGGGGCAGCCGGGCCGCGCTGAGCACGACGTCTCGGGCAGCCTCGGCGGTCCGGCGGTTCACACCAGCAGCCAGGCTCTCCACCTCGACCATCTCGGACTCGGTGACCCGCAGGGTGATGGTCTGGTCGCGGCGTTCGCCGGGCTGCTTCTCGATCGGCTCCACCACACTCAGCACCGGGTGCAGGCCCCACACCTCGGGGGTCGAGTACTCCACGTCCGCGTTCCCCTCTCCGGCGGCGGCCAGGCCCGGTCGGGTCAATGCCATCAGCGCCAGGGTGGAGATCCCCATCGACAGGTCGACCGCCAGCGCGACGAGCACCGCCGCCAGCCCCGAGTATCCCGCCCACCGGTGGACCAGATCGGACAGCGCGTTGAACGACACGAAGGCCGCCAGCCCGCCGAGCAGAAGGGTGCCCACCGCTGCGAATGCGTACGTCCAGCCGCGGATCTGCGCCCGGACCAACAGTGACAGGCCGTGGACGGCGGCCAGCCACACCACGGGCGGGCCGACCGCGACGGCGACCGCCACGATCCACGAGGGCGGGTGGGACAGGGTCGCGTGGGCCACGTTGCCGAGCACCGATGCGGCAGCGGCGATGCGCAGCCAGGCGCGGTAGAACCGGACTGCCTCGTCGCGGGCGCTCATCGCGCAACCGCCACGGCCGCGAGCGCCGGCACGGTGGCCGGGTCGACGGGCAGCATGTCGTCGGCGTGCACGCGCCGCCACATCGCCGGAACGTCCATCGGCCGCCAGGCCGGGGCGTCGGGGCCGCCCTGCATGTAGAGGCAGAACTCGTGGACGTCGCTGCCGGGGTCGTGGCATGCGTAGAACTGGGCTGCTTCGCTCCAGGTGCTGGTGATGTTCACGGGGGATTGCTCCTCTCGGTGGGGCTGGCCCTTGCCTGCCCTCGCGGTCAGCATACCGTGCAATACGCGAAACATGTTGTGCAACTTGATAATTCACGCGAATGGAACCGCAGCGGCTCGGCGCGCGTCCAACCATCATGAGAACCATCAGGATGATCGACGCCGAGCTCCGGGTGCTGGCAGCGATACGGGCCGCCTGCAGGCGCGCGGGCGATCGGCCGCCGAACACCGCGCGGATCGACGGGCTGCTCGATGAGCGACTGCAACTGGCGTGTTTGCCGACAGATCGGCCGGGCGATAGCGTGCGAGTTACATCTGTGACGAGGGGCACTTAGGTGGCAGACGAACTATCGGTGGACAGCGCGCGCTTGAACGCGGCGTCTTTGCGGAGCGACGACATCGCAGAAACGCTCGCAACCGGCACCAGCAGCGGGCCGCCGGCAGGCAGCCAACCCAGCCACGCGGGCGCCTCGTCGTTCGACACGGCACTCGCCTCGGCCCGCGCTCGCCAGTCCGCCCGCGCCGGCCGCCACGCATCAGATCTGCGCACCGCCAGCGCGGGGTACACCGACACCGACGACGGCGCAGCTGACGGTCTATCGAGGTCGATATGAGCACGACGGCCTCCGGTAGTGCGCTGACGCGATCGCAGATCGAGAACTGGGACATCACCCACCTCGAGTCCATGGCCACCCGCTGGGTGGAGTCGGCGGGCCAGTCCGAGACTCTGTTCGAGCAGCAGAACCAACCCGCCGATGGTTGGTCCGGCGCTGGCAGCGACGCGGCCGCCGATCGCACCTCAGCCGACCTGGCGGTAGTCCGTCAGCACGGGGACGTCGCCCGCCGCGCTGCGGCGATCGCCACCGACGGCGCGGGAGACCTGCGAGCCGCTGTACGCGCGGTCCTGGAAGCCATCGCCGAGGCCGAGGCCGCTGGGTTCCGAGTCGGTGAGGACCTCTCCGTCAGGGACACCCGGCGAATCGACGTGTCCACAATGGCCGACCGGTACAGGATGGCGACGGAGCACGCCGAGAACATCCGGTGGAACGCCGATCAGCTCCTGCAGACCGACAGGCTGATCGGCAGCCGCCTCGAGGCGAGCGCCACCGAGCTCGACAGCATCCGGTTCGCCGGCGAGGGTGACTACTTCCCCGCCGACGGGATCGTTCACGCAGTTGACTTCAAGCAGTGGCCGATCCTCGACCACGACAAGCCCTGGGAGTACAACCTCGATCTCACGACCCGCGTGTGGCTCGACGCCCCCGGGAAGCCCAGCGCCGGAACGATCATGAGCGTCGATGACGTGTGGAAAGAGCTGAACCGCTGCTTCAACTGCAACTTCCCGATGGGAGGTGCGCCGGCCAAGATGCCCAAAGTCGGTGATCACCTACCCCTCGAAATTGAGCGGTTCGGCATCCACGCGGCTGATTTCCCGGTCGAGGTGACCCAGATCGACAAGACGGCGAACGAGATCAATATCGAGTTCGCGACGCTGCCCGGCCACGTCGACGGTGAAGGCAGCACGATCCACTTCCGCTTCTACGAATCGGGTGGCGAGATGCATCTGGGCATACGCGGCTACATCGCTCACGGGCCCGGCACAGATGAGGGCTGGGTCGGCGCGCCGATCCGGGCGGGCTACGGTCAGGTCGCCGCGCTGACGTGGCAGCCTTACATCGACCGGCTCGCGGCCAACATCGCGGCAGCCGAGGGCGCGGTGCCCGTGCTGACGAAAGGTCCATGACCGATGGTTGCCAACCAATCACCCAGGCGGCTGGCGCAGTCCGCGGGGATCGTCGTGGCCGGCGTAGCCGCTGGACTGGCTGTGTATGTCTGGCTGGTGCTCATGCTCGCGCTCGTCGGCTTCTACACGGTGTCGTTCGGCACGGCGGCGTTCGTTGCATTGCTCATCTCAGCCGTGCTCGTAGTGACCTCGGTCATCACGGAACGCAGGCGAGCACCAGATGAGCCACCCCGACACCGGCTCGGCTTGTTCCTCCGCACGATGCTCGTCACCCACATAGCCCTGTGCATCTTCGCCGCCGTGTTCATGCCCGAAACGGTGCTGTTTCTCCCCCACGGCTGACGTCGGGGCTCGACACGCCCAAAAGGCGACACGCCCGAGTTCGGGTGCATTTCGTAGCGACACGCCAACATTTTGTGTCGCGGTCACCGCGGGTGGATGACCCCAGCAATAGACTGATGCGAGGTGGAACAACCTCCACCCGCGGAAAATGCCGAGGCCCTGCCGGAGGCGGACTCCAGCAGGGCTCGTGAGTCTTTGGCAAGAGACGCCACGATCCTAAGCGATACGCCGGGATACGTCATCATCTCGGTGATCATCGCGTGCCGCCGTCCACTCTCCGACAGGGCCCAGTCGAGGTCCGCGCAGCTAAACCTGGGCTCCAACGAGCCTGGGGCAAACGAGAGAGAGACAGCACAACGACGTGGCCACCATCTACATGTATGCCGACGAAACCGGCAACCTCGACTACTCCCCCGACGGCAAAGCGGGCGCGACCGACTACTTCGGCTTCGGGACCGCGGTGTTCCCCGATCATTCCCACGGCGAGCACCTCTATGACGGGCTCAAGCTCCGCGCGCAGATCGAGGCTTCGGGCCTCACCCTGCCCCGCGGGTTCCACGCGGTGAACGACAGCAAGCCGACCAAGAACGAAATGTACGACCTGATCCGCCAGCAGGCACCCAGGTTCGACACCACGTTCCTCTGCAAGTCCAACGCCTACCCATACGTGCAGGCCAAGGGCGAGATGTACCTCTACAAGATGGCCTGGTACCTCCACTTCAAGGAGGTCGCGAAGTGGGTGTGCACCCCACAGGACGAACTCTTCGTCATCGTCGGCACCATCGCCACCGCCGCACGCCGGCAGCAAGCGAAAGCAGCGCTGGCAGAGGTTTGCGCACAGGTCAACCGCGTGATCAAGCTTTGCTACTGGGACGCTGCAACGTCCTGGGGCCTCCAGGTGGCCGACTACGGCCTATGGGCCGTTCAGCGGCACCTCACCGGCAAGACAACGCACTGGTACACCACGGCGGTGGAACCCACGCTGGTGACGCTCTGGACGCCCTGGGGCCAGAAAAGTTAAATGCCGACTATCCCTCCTGGGGAAGACACCCCCTGGGCGTCTTATCGTCGGCAAGGCCAAGTGTGCCACACCGAGATGACATTCTTGGTATTTCCCATAGAACTGCAGTTCAGCGGCGATTGACGATCTTCGCGATGAGCTCAGGGGAGCAGCCGATGGCCTTCGCCAGCTTCGCGTACGTCCACTGGGCGCGCGCCGTCGCCCATATCTGCCGGACGAGATTGTCGCGCTGAGCGCGGTGCCGATCAGCAAGCCCGGAAGCGTCTGCCGCCTTGCGGTGATGCTCCCGGGCTTGCTGCGCACGTGGGTCCACTCAGATCCGACCGGCCGCGAAGTCGCTGATCACCTGCGGCACGGTCGTGTCGAAGCCCGACACGTCCAGCGACAGCGGGTCCTTCGGGTCCGCAACCGTGTTGGGTCGAGCCGTCATCGACGCGACGATCAGGCGCGCCTCGGGATTGATCTGTTCCCGGTACCGCCGCAGCGCCTGGTGGACGTGGACCGGTCCTGCCCACGATTCGTTGTCGGTGAGGACCACGACCGCGTCGTAGACCCGCTTCTGCTCGGCCGCCCAGGTGAACGGCAGAGCGCAGTCGGTCATCCCCATCGGCAGGCCGCCGACGTAGCGGCACACGTCGTCCAGGCGCCGGCGCGGGCTGATATCCAGCTCGGTCAACGCCGTCGACGTGACGTAGGCGCCGTAACCGTTGTTCCCGTGCCGGCCGGTGAAGCCCACGATGTCGTGGTTGGGCTCGGTTCCCGCGGTGACCATCGCCAGCGCGGCGGAGGACTCCCGGCACGACAGCGGCAGCCCGGACACGGGCGCCGTCATCGAACCCGACACGTCCAGGGCAAGCAGGATCCGCTTACCGGACGGCTCGACCGCGCCATACGCGTTGTAGAACGCCGCGTCGAGCGCGTCGCTGATCTTCGAGACCGGCGTCCACGTCGACTCTCCGCGGGCCGACTGGCCCGACGTGTAGGTGCGCTGAGCCACCAGGACGTTGATCGGATGCACCCGGCCGGTCTTCAGCCGAACAGGGTCCTGCAACTGGGCCGCGATCGTCCGACCGGTATCGCCCACGGCCAGACCCAGACGGGTCAGGCGCGGGAGCTGCCGCATCAGCGCGGTCTGCGGAATGCCCTGATCGATCAGCGCCTCCCACACCTTGGCGTGGCCGAGCGCTGCGTCGGGCAGCATCTCCCACGACAGCCCGTTTCCGCGGCCGATCAGGTCAACCCAGTCGTGGATGGAGGTGCTGTTCTGCGCGGCGGTGAAGTCCTCGATAATCGCCGGGAGTCCCACCCGGACCTCGCCGGGGTCCAGCGCTTCGGGGACTGCGCCGAGCGAGCCACGAGTCACGAAATCGAACAGAGCGCGGCGTTCCGGCTCGACGGTCACGGGATGCGACAGGCGCAGCAGGTCCCGGTGGGTCCAGCCCTCCCGCTGCCGGTACTTCACCACCTGGTAGGCCAGCTTGTCGACGTTGCGATCGGTGTACCAGCGGGCAACGCCCTTCGCCAAGGCTGGGCCCCAACCGCGGAACTGCTCGACGTACCGCGCGAACAGGAACAGGTGGGTGCCGGTGCGGGCCACCTGGGGCAGTGCGGCCAGCGCGGCGCGCCGGCCGTCGACGTCGTCGGCCGCGGCGGCGATCGCGAGCGCGAACAGGGCGGGGTTCTGCTTGGGGGCGCGGCCAGCCGTCGAGACTTCGACGATGCGGCGGACCAGCTCGATCGGGTCGGTCGCGGCGGCGCGCAAGATCACCTCAGCGTTGTCCTTGGCCAGCTCGGCGGCGCCCGTGTAGTAGGTTCCGCCATCGACACCGAGGGTGAGGAACCGGTGGACGCGCGCCCAGTCATCGACGGCGAACGTGTATCCGCCTGCAGCGTTTCGGATTTGGCGCGGGTCGGCCTTCTCCGTCTGCGGGGTCCGCCGGGTGCTCACGGTCGCCAACACGTCCACTGCCATCTCCTTTGTTGAGGGGGGTGCGGGCGTGTGAGTCTCCGACCGGAGGAATCATTCTCAGTGATAACTGATCGAAATCCGGCGCGCACCAGGGGGTCTGGGGTGTGGGCGTGTTGGTGGCGACCGGGGTATTCCGCATGAAGGTAACCGACCGCCGTCCGGCTCACACCGATTGATCAATTGGGTGGACCTGGAGCGATGCGGGCGTGGTGCGCGTACCGGGAGTTTGAGGCCAGTTGCATTAGGCCGCTCTGCCATACACACCGAACTGCATTGGCGTGCAGTGGGATTTGAACCCACGGACCATTGGTTAACCGATTCGCTTCGGCTCGCATCGCAATGTTCAGTTGTTGAGTGCTGCGGGCGTGTTGTGCCGACCGGGTTTTAGCGCTCTACCACTGAGCTATCCCCCAGGCCACCTGAGTGAGCGGGATTCGAACCCGCGACCTCTCGATCCCAAATCGATAACCGATCATGCTCCGGCTCGCAGCAATTGAGTTGTTACTCAGGCGATGTGGGCGTGTGTCTGCGGACCGGGGTTTAGCGCTCTGCCGACTGAGCTACACCCCGCGAACGGGGTGACGGGACTCGAACCCGCGACCTCTCCATTAGAAGTGGATAACCGATCTGCGTCCGGCTCACATCACCCGAACATGTTGAACTGTACCGGGGTACAGCTTGGCGTCCAACAGATTTCACGATCCGTGCGACATCGGTCACACGCGAAGCCTGCGCGCTACTTCTTCGCCTTCGACTTGACCTCCCCGAGGCTCACCACGTGGGTGCCAGCAGTGTCGTTGTACAGCACTAGAAATGCCGCCCCTTCCGGCTGCTTGAAGGACGGAGCGAACGACCCAATATCCACGGGATCCATGATCGACTCTGCGACCTCCCGGACCATCAGGTCGAAGGACGGAAACTTCGGCTTAACCCGCTGGCCAACCACATTCGCAAGCACCTCCTCGACACCCGAGGCGACACCGGCGCGGGCCCCGGACCAGTCCTTGCCGAGCTTCTGGATGATCCACTGATTAACCGAGACGCCTTGCTCGGCGGCCTCGATGGTGAGCTGGCGATGCTGCTCCGGGCTGGTACGCACCGACAGGTTCCCGCTGTAGCGACGCTCGGTTAGCGGCTCGGGCGGGGTTTCACCCGTCTCGGCCATATCAGCCAAGATGTCATCGACCAGGCGCTCTGCGCCGGCGATAGCCTCGCCCGCGGACGGGGCTAGCCAGGACAAGCTCGGGAACTCGGCAACGAGCCCGACGTATTCGTTGTCCTCGGGCGACCACTCGGCCCGGTAGGTGTAGTGATTGGACATCAGTGGTTCCCCTTTCTCATCTCGGCCTGCTTGGCGATGGCTTCCAAGACCTGTTTGACCTGGTAGGCCTTGGCTTTGCCGTGGTCATTCTGAATGTTGACGCGCGGGTTGCCCTGCCACGGGGTGCGGAACACAGCGTGGCTGGAGCCCTTCTGGCGGGCGTCGCCGAAGTAGTGGACGCAGACCTTGTAGAGGTCGTTGTACGCCACGTTGGCCGCCGATTCCCGCATCTGGGCCTCGATCTTTTCCACGCTCGCCATACCGAAATAATAGCGTGGGTGCTAGCACTTCTCAACGTTTCGATAGCGTATCCGCTATCACCTTCCCGCGCTCGGTGATCACGTACCGCCGCGCCCGAAGACTCAACCCAAGGCCAGTCGACGGCAACCGGCCCACCGTCGTGGTCGACTCGTCCACCACCAGGCCGAGCCGGGCCAGCGACGCCAGCAGCCGCCGGGAATCCGCCGCCCACGGCGCCTGCCCCGCAACCCCGCGCCACCCGTGGTCCCCGCGCGCGGCCGGCCACTCCCCCTGCACGGCCAGCGCCTGCAAACAGCGCCGCTGACGGCTCGACAGGGAACTCACGGCAGCGCCTCAAGCGACTCGACAATGCGGCCAACCAACTGGTCCGGCGTCAGAGCCAGATCGTCGAACCCAGAGGCGCCCCACCTGATGTCGGACGGCTGACCGTTGGGCGTCGCCAGGTCGGTGACGTCAACCGCGACCGGGCGTCCATCTGGGCCCTGCTCGATCGTGAACACGCGGCCGCCGAACTTGCCCTCCCCGATCTCCGACACGGTGTAGCCGCGAAGCTTCAGCCTGTTGCGCACCATGCCGAGTCGATTGTCATGCGTATGGGTCGTCATGCGTCAGGGGCCTTTCAGGTCAGTGCGGGCACCGCAGCCCAGGCGTTTGTGTTCCACTCGTCGAATACCATTGCCCGACTATGTCATTAGCGCATCAGCGAACTCATGGATCTGCGCCGCCTTTTTCAGCAGCGACTCTTGGTAGTGGCGTGAAGACTTCGCCACCAAAGCGCGGCGAATTTCCTCCGCCGCCAATGCCATCTCGTCCGCTGCGGCGTGAAGCTCAAGCCTTCGGACATCCGGCGGTAACGCGGGCGAGCCAACGAGCGTCGGAACCTGCTCAAACTCAACCCTGATCTCAGTGACACCCGTCGCGACATCGACGAGCTGTCTGAAACGCTTGCCGGAGTAGTCCCGTACCTCCAGCCAGCTGCGGGCCTCCGCCTCCAACCGTCCCGCAAGCATGTGAAGGTCGGACGGAACCGCAATCGCCGTGCCGTTGCCACCTTCCGGGCTACGGCCAAATGCGCGAACCCTCTCGGCCGCCCGCCGAATACTGGTAACCACATCGAACAGTTTGTCGCTGTCGACCCGGATTCGATCCCCACCGCCAGACTCGGCCCATTTTTCAATGGACTCAACCGACCAGCCCTGATATCGGTCCCCAACCACTACATCAGGCGGAATGAAGGCATCGGCACGGATCTTGGTATTCAACGCATCACGGGTCATGCCAAGGCGTTCTGCGACCTGGGTGCTGCTCAAGAAGTGCTTCATAGCGCCGATCATACAAATCCACACAATTGTGTTCAACATTTGTGTAGATTTGCGCCTCATCCATCCGACTGTCCCTGCCGCCGTTGGTTCTGGCGCTGCCGGTACTCCTGGACATCGCCCCACCGGTAGCGACCGTTGATTGGGATGACACCGTCGCCACCACGGCGGGCCCGGCTCGCCCAGTTGCGGACCGTGACAGCCCGGCAGCCCACCCAGCGGGCCACTTCCTCGTCGGTCAGCCAGTCGTCCTCGCCCGGCATCTGCAGAGTTGGCAGCATCCACTGCACCGAGCGGCCTGACCAAAGCCGGTCCATGTCAGCCAATGCGGTCGCGGGGTCCGCTACCTCGCCGGCCGCGATCTGCTCGCAGAGCTGCCGGTAGGTGATGGCCACCAGGCGATCGCAGTCCTGCTGTGTCCACCCCGGCGGCGGCCAATCCTGGTCGGTCACTGGACGCCGCCGGAGTGAGGCGCAATCACGGGTGGCACTACCGGGCCTGTGCGGCGAGCACCTCGCGGACATTGGCGAATGTCTGCCGCTCGATGAACTTGCCGTCCTCCCAAACGGGCTGGAGTACCGAGTGCTGCTGCTGGTAGCCGCCAGCCCGCTCGTGCAGCTCCAGGGCACCATCTGGGCCAGTTGGCAGGACAGCGAGGCGGCCGGTGGCGCTGCGCTTCGTGCCGTCATCGGTGACGGGGTTCTTGAACAGGTCCACGCCCTTGCCGTCGACCTCGGCCCAGGTGGCTTTCATGGCGCTGCCGAAGGTGTCCCTGGTGTTGTGCTGGTAGGTGTAGCTGCCGACGCCGAACACCACCGAGGTGGAGGCGAATCCCATCAGCGCTAACTTCGCCGTGATGGAGTTCGCGCGCTCGATGGTGATGGAATCGCCATAGATCACGCCCACGCACGGGTCCAACTCCATGAACCCTGCTTCGTTCTCGGCGCCGCCGAACTGATCGAGCAGCAACCCCACCACGCCGCGGTGCGCGGGGCTTCCCGCGGTCGCCTGCGGGTCGCCGCACAGGATCTTGAGCGGGTCGCCGGAGTCTGGCCGGATCACCAACTTGCCGTCCCGCGACATGATCTTGTCGTTCAGCTTCGGCAGGTACTCGGTGAGGACGCGCCACAGGTCGAAAGTGTCCGAGACGACCGACACGATGCCGGACGGGTACAGGTCGAGCAGCCGCTCGAACGTCTCCAACTCCCCGGCGGTCGCGATGCCGGTGCACATCACCGAGTGCTCCGTCGCCGCAACAGATCCCGCAACGTACTCCCCGCCGTAGTAGCGGTCGATCCAGTCCAGCGCCACCAACGAGTCGGTGCCCGTGAACGACAGCAGATGGGCTGCGCCCGACGCCGCCGCGGTTTCGTGACTCGACATGCCCCGATAGCTGAAGTCGTGGCACTGCCAATCGACTGCCTCGATGGGGGCTCCGGTCCGTTCAGCCGCCGCCTCGAGCGCCTTGCGATATTCGTGGGCGATGGTGGCCGATGTGCTGGCCTGCCAGTAGCCGGCCGACAAGCCGGTCTCGATGTAGTTGGTCAGCCAGAAGAACTCTGGGGCGGTGTTCTCCACGGTGAAGCTCGGTGCTCGGATGGGTACCAGCGTGCCCTCGGGGACAGCACAGAACCGCAACGGCAGGTAGCCCAATTGGTGGAGGTCACGAATGTGTTTGACGCCGATCGCGCGCGCCGCATCGGGTCCCAGAATGGACTTCACGCGCTGGAAGTACAGCTCAGTGACCACAGATTCGTCGGCCGCGAAGAACGGCTTGAAGGCCTCAACGAGGTGCTTCTGGATATACGCCTGCAGTCCGAAGTGGACGACGTGGTCAACGCCGGGCAGCCGGGACTTGCGGTTGGTGAAGTTCGAGTAGACCCGGGTGACGTTGCCGCTCAGCCCGTACTGGCGGCGGTGGTCGAGCTTGTAGGCATCGGTCTGGAACAGCGCAGCGACGGGCGTGAAATCGGTCATCGGATCAGCTCCTGGTGGTTGCGGTGAACAGGCTGGTGAAGGTGGGGACGATGGTGGTTGCGACGTCCACCCGGTTGTGCCCGGGATGGGAGTCGGTGGTGAAAATCTGGTGGTAGTCATCGCGGAGGTGGCAGGCGATGCCCGAGAAGATGCCGTGCGTGACCCACAGGGCGAGCTGTTCGCGCGGTAAACCGGTCGCCTGGGCTAGCAGTTTGAAAGTTCCTCCGCCGTCACAGATGTCGTCGACCACGAGGTAGCCGCCGGACTCGGGGAGCCGGTCGAGCATGCGGATGCCGAGGATTCGCCCGGTCTCGAAGTCGCGGTCCTTCTCGGCTTGATACAGGTCGATATCAAGGTGCTTCGCGACCACTGCGGCCCGTTCGGTGGCGCCCTTGTCGGGTGCGATCACACCGTCGAAGTGGCGACGTACCAGCCCTGAACCCATGACGCGGTCGATAAGCCCGAGCACGTCGGCGACGACAACATGGTTCAGGTGCTCGACGACGGTCGGACTGTGCGGATCGATGATCACGACACGTTCGGCCTGCATCGTGTTGATCAGATCGGCGTACACCTTCACTCCGAGGGGCTGGCCGCGGTCGGCGCGGGCAGCGGGCGCGTATGGCAGCCACAGAACGAATCGGTCGTTGCGCTGGTGTGCCACGTCGGCCAACAGCGCTGCCTTGACCAGATCGTTGGGGTCGGCGCCTCTCACGTCGGCGATCCAGGTCACCGGCTCGTCGAAGTCGGGAATGTTCCGCAAGTGGTGCTCGCCGCCGGGAAACGTGAAGGACCCTGGTTGCGCGAAGCCCTCGCCGCTGGAGGTGGGCACAAGTCCGGCCGAGCCCAATGCCTTCATGAAAATGCTCAACTGTCAGCGCCTTTCGTGATTTCGCGGTAGTAGTCCATCTGCGCCTCGTAGCGCGCGGTCGCGGCTCGGTGCTCGCGCTCGCGGATGAAGTTGCGGTCCTCGGCCTGAGCGCGAAGGCAATCCATCTCCTCGAGCGCTTTTGAATTCGGGTAGCACGACAGGCATTCCGAGTTTTCGCCGCACACATTGCAGACACGGCCGCTGTGGTAGTCGCTCTCCCATTCCCGGCCCCAGTCGTGCGCTTGGTCGGGGATCGAGTCGACGTCCTCCAGCTCTAGCGGAGGTGGGGGCGTGGGCGGCGGAATCACTCTGGACCGCCCACCCTGGTCTGCACGAGACTCTGCGGCCGCATGCTGCGGAAGTGCCGATCGTGGCCCTCAGTTTCGTGATGCCACCAGACCCTGCCGATCGGGTCCTCCCGTAGTTGTTGCCGCCACCCTTCGGCCGGCGCTTCAGGTGCCAGGACGTCGACGTGCGTATCTGGCAGCCACACCCGCGTCAGCTCCCGAGCCCACGTGGGCGCGTTGCTGGTGTCGTGGACGACGTAGATGCGGCCCAGGACGTCGGCGCGCAATGGGATCGTCGGTCCATCACCCAGCTCGAGCCAGACAAAAACCGCCGTCGACGTGTCTGGATCGTCGGTCTGCATCATCAACACGTCGCGTGATGTCAGGGTGTAGCGCCACCACCACCAGGTCCACCCGCCGGAGTACCGGGCATCCTCTGGGATGAACCTGTCGCCCATGCGCCACGCGCCATCGGGCCGGGGTGCGGGGGCGCACGCAGCGGCACCGCAGAACGCGCGGCCGTCGGCGAGCTTGTAGGCGCCGAAGCCGTCGATGGCGTGGCCGCCGCAGAATGCGCATCGGCCGACGCTGGTCAGGTCCGACTGCTTCATATGCACTCTCCCGCGTGATACGTGTTGCAGGCCGGGCACTTCGGTGGCTCCCGCCGAATCGTGGTCGAGGTCCCAGCGTCATCGTCGCAATCGAGGTGGACCAGTTCGCCGCCGTCGGTCATCACGCACCGGTCCCCCGGCTCGATACGAGGGGTGTCGCATTCAGCTGCGCAGCGGCCGCGAAACTTGGCCGCGAAGGGACGGCTGCTCACCAGCCATCCTCGCCGGTGCAATGGGACCGATAAATCGTTGTCACCGTTGGGAATCGGGAGAGCACTTCCAGCGTGGGGCGGTCGGTGTCGTCGAGGATGTAGGTGTCGGGGCGGCCGTAGTATGGGCTGCCTGTCCCGTTGGACGAGAACACCACCAGCCCACCCCCTGGCCAGTCAGGACCAAGTCCCAGGTCGCGCAGCGTGACCCGTAGGTTGCCGTTGCTGAAGGTGGATTTGAGCACTTCCTCCGGCAGCAGCGTTTCGAGCAGGCTTCTCTGTGCGTGGCTCGCGAGCCCCCATCCGCGGCACTCGTAGATCACCTTCTTGCCCCGACGAGCGTCCCGGGCGGTCGCCATCAGCAACATGTCCGACTTGCCGTGCTGGCGGTCGGCGGACACCGTGATCTCGCGAACCATTCCGCGTGCTGTTTTCATGCTTCAATCGCCTTCCGCTTGGCGGCCGGGATGGCCTTCTGCTTCTTCGATTCCGTGCCGACGTTGCGCTCCGCCGGCGGCAGATGACCGTCCAGGACCTCCTGCACGCGGCCGAGAAGCAGCGCCCCAGCGCCGGGCAGATCCAGGGCGCCGTCGCCGTCGAGGCGGGCCGCCATAGCCTGCAGTTCGTCGAGCCGGGCGTACGCCTCGGCGAGCAGATAACGCAGCAATTCGTACTCCTCCCGTTCTTGAATCTCGTTCAGTTGCAGGCGCACCAGAATCGGGAAGTGCTCGCTCGGCCAACGCGTCCCGCACGTCGTGCAGTCAACAAAGTCGGACCCGTTGTCGCGGCCCACGGTGTAGGCGCCGCAAAATCGCTTCGCCCTTTCGTCCCAGGCGCTGCACGGCCCTGGGAGTTCGTGTCGCAGATGCGACTTGCCGAGCTGGACACCCACGAGCCGGCCGATCTCCAACAGCTCGAGTGCCATGTCTAGCCCGGACTGCTCGATCAGTTCGGTCGGTTGGCCGTTGTGTTCCCACCCCTCATCGCCGTTCGGGGTCCGGCTCCACACCATCGCTGCCTGCGGTTCCACGGCGATCAGAACCGGCAGGGTCGGTTCCAGAATTCGCACGGCGAGACGCAACGCTGCGCTTGGATTGGCTGGCCATGTCCGCGGCTCCATGTTCATCGCGTCGGAAACCATCTCCGCGGCGCGCGTGGTGGTTTCGACGATCCTCGACATGAGTGCTTCGGTTGCGGTGTTGATCGGGATCGCGGCCTCGCGGGTGAGGTGGACCTTGTCGCCGCCGCCGGCCACGCTTTCCCCGATGGCGGCGGCGAGACGTTCGTAGTCCCCTGACATCGCCTTGACTGCCTTTGACAGTCGCAGAAGGCATCCCGGGCACAGCGGGCCGTCGGCTACCAGTGCGCCTCGGCGGATCGGCCGACGGGTATCCGGGTCATGTTCGGAGACGTCCGCGTTGACGCACCCGCCGTCGGAATAGCAACGGTGGTAATCGTTCTCGTCGTCAGAGCCGATGGGGCGGGCGTCAGAGGTCGAGCGCTCGAACACCGTCGACCTCCTGCCCTCGGATCACTCCGAACCCTTCGCACTCCCTCAACACGTACACAGGGCCCCGGATGGATTTGCTGGTCACTTCTCGCCCCATTCCTGGCCGCATTTCCCGCACAGTCGGATGACGTCGGCCCCGGCGGGATCTTCCTTCGTGACGGTCCGACCGCCCTCGGTGGTGATCACCGTGGTGGGGGACGGGGCCCGCAGCTCGTGCAGCGTGGTGAGTCCGCAGTTCGGACACTCGGACACCGCGGTGAAGTCCCGCACCGGTATCGACTTCGCGCGCTTGAGCGGCGGCATGTCCTCGGCCTGTACCTCATCGGCCACCGAGGCGTCGACAGCTCCGTCGGGCTGCCGCCGGGCTGCGACGCGACGGAGCTGCCACACCCTGAACCACACCGCCAATCCGTTCAGCAGCAGGGACACCAGCGTGAGCCACGTCCAGTTGTCGGACAGCAGTCCGTAGGCCGCGAGGGCGACGAGAGCCGCGTGGACGATGGTCAGGCCTGCAGCCCCCACCCGCGGGGCGAGCGCGCCCGCCGGCAACTCCATGGCCCGGGCGATCCGCTGCCGCGCTGGGCGTGATGGCTGTCGCGACGCTTCCCATTCCACGGGTCGAGGTGGGGGGCGCCCGATGCCTGCGACCGGAGCGGGGGCGAAGGCCGACGCGCATGCCGGTGTGTGGTCATCAGCGTGATACCAGTCCCGACGCTTCCCATTCCACAGGTCGGGGTCGTCCGTCCAGAGCTCCCGACCGCAGCCACACGGTGGCCCCAGGCGAAGTCGGGGCACGCTGATCTCGTAAGTCGGCTTCTCGCTGTGGTGCGCGCCGATCCTCACCTCGCCGACCGACAGCGCGGCCACGCTGCCGTTCGACGCGGTGATCGACACGTTGATGTCCCTACCGGCGAACATGTGCTCAACGACCTCCCGCATGTTCGTCTCGACTTCGCCGTCCTCCTGATACCGGCGGAGCGCTAACTCCACCGGCGTCAGAGGCCTCGCTGTCGGCCGCGGCGCCCGGTCGCGTTCCGGGATCGTCGACCGCACGCCCCCGCCGCGTGGCGGGGGTTGCGGCTTGCCCTTCTCGACCTGCGTTGAATGCCGCTCGATCGGCCGTCTACCCACGGTGATCACCAGCCGCGTAGCTCATGACGCCGCGGCTTCCGCGCCCGCGGTCTTGGCGAACCGGTCGTACATCACGATGGAGCCGGCCACGCCAACGTTCATCGACCAGTCCTGCGCCCCCGGGATCTGAACCACCCGATGGCACCGCGCCAGGACCCGCGGAGGCAGTCCATGGTCCTCGGCGCCGAGGAGATACACCGCCCGCATCGGATGGTGGAATCTGGTGAGCGGGACAGCCCGGTCGTCCAACTCCACCCCGACCAATTCGCATGACTGCGGGAGGTGCTCGATCAGGTCGTCGATGTCCTGGTAGGCCACCAGCGGAATGTGATTCGCGGTGCCCGGGGTGTCGGAGGCCTGCTTCTCGTAGCGTTGGCCGCCAACGGTGGCGCAGAACGCGGCGTCGTACAGGAACGCCGACCGCCACAGGGTGCCGACGTTGATCTCCCGTTTCGGACGCCAGATCGCCACACCGAAGAAGCCCCGCGATCGGCGCGAACTTCGCCTTGTTCCACTCATCGATGCGACTCCTCAATCAGCACCGCCACCTCGTCAAGGTGGACCGGCCGCATTTCCCACGCGTCGACACCGACATGGATCTGCAGAGTCGAGGCGAGTGGGAACCCCGCCGGGCCAACCCAACTGACCTTCTCTGCGCGGTGCGTATGGCCATGCAGCAGCACCAACCCCTCGTCCTGCAGCCGGTACTGCGTGTACCTCTCCTCGGTGGTGTGGTCACCACCTCCCGCATATGGGAAGTGGGACAACAGCACTGAGCGCCCGGCGATCTTGCGCCGCGCGAACGGCTGCACCGACGCGAACACTTGCTGATACGCCGACTGCCACCGGTGGGCATCCCGGTACATCGGGTGAACCGGGCAGTGGTTGCCGGGCACCAAGTGCTTGGTGCCCGGCCGGTCTGCAATCCAGTTCAGCGCGTATGCCGTTGCCTCCGGGCCGCCCGCTGACAGGTCCCCGAGCACCCACACCTGGTCGTCCTTGCCGACGCTGCCGTCCCACACTCGAGCCAGCGTGGCGTCGTGCCATGCGATCGCGGCGGGCCCGTCGATCTGGGATGGCTGGAACCGCTGCACCGCGACCAACTCGTGGCCGATGTGCAGGTCGGAGGTGAACCACACGTTGCTCACGACCGCTTGCCCTCCGCCAATTCGGGGATCGGCACGGTGTGCTTGAAGCTCACTCCGTACCCACACGTGGTGCAGCGCCCGGAGTAGCAGGCGGTCACCTCCCCGTCCTCGGCACCGTAGAACTCGTAGTCCTCCCGAAACGTGCCGAGCGGAACGGCGGATCTCGACGTTGCATCCCTGATGGCCTGAGCTGCTTCCGCCTGCAGCAACTGATACTCGTCCAGCGGGATCTCGCCATAGCTGGAATTGAGCTGCTCCTGGTATTCCCTGCGGACCTCCTCGATCTCACGGTTCGCGTTATCGATACAGGCCTTGCAGTTCGCCCAGTTGTCGGCGCTCATCGCGACTCCCCTGGGTTCTGCTGAGCGAGACGGATCGCCCACGCATCGCCTCCAGGTGGCCAGTGCCAGTGCCCCTCGGTGGGTTCATCGGCGCGGGGGCAGATGACCACAGGGAACACACCCTCGACGGCGAACACCTGCAGGCTCACCGCGTCCGCGTCGTTGATGACCGCGGTGACGATCGCCGGGTACGTTGTCGGCCGCCACTTGAGGGCATCTGGGGACTCGGTATGTACCCGCATCCACATCGGACGTTCCTGGGTGTAGTGGACGATCCGACCGATGGTCGGCACCGGCCGGATGTCCTCGATGCGCGGAGGCAGCTGCGGGAGCTCGCCGTCAGTACTCGTCACCGGACAGCCCCGCCGTTCTTGATTGCCGCGGTGAACACCCACTCAAGCTCTTTGTAGCCCAGGGCTTTCAGCGCCGACGGGGTGACAGCGTCGTCGGCGATCGCCACCAGCGCGGACCGGAAGGACTTCAGCTTCTCCACCGGGCAGCGAGGAACCACGATCTCGCTGGCGCTGGGTTCGCGATCGGCGAAGCAGCGGTTGACCGCCGACTCTGAGCCGAGCGCACCCTTGAGGTCGCTGGGCGTGATGGGCTTGCCAGCACGCAGGCGTGCGGTGATCAAGTCGCGTAACGCTTTCCAACGTGCCGTCGACTCCTTGTCCCAGGCGGCGCGGCGGTCAGCTTTCCATTTGGCTACCTGCCTCTGGTACTCGTTGACGTCCTTGTCGTGCTTGGTGAGCGCTACATCGATGGCGGCGATGATGGCGACTCGTCGGATTTGCATTGTCGTGAATCTCCTTGTGTGGTGGTGGGGGTTTGGACTGGGGTGTTAGAGCGCTTCGGTGACCCAGACGTGACGGTGCTGGCCAGGCATGTACTTCTGGAACCGGAACAGGATCGGATAGGCGACGCCCCGGAACGCGTTGCGGGCGCCAGCCCGGGCGCTGTTGCGGGTCTTGTACGCCTGGCCTGATTCGGCGATCACCTTCCCGGCGTAGAACATGTGCCAGCGGTGTCCGTCCTTGGCCGGGTAGACCTCGAGGATGCGGGACGGTTGTTTACGTGCCATTTCGTGAATCTCCTTCTTTGTCAACCGGGTACACGGTTATTCGGGCACCCATCTGTTCGCCGGGTTCGGCGATCCGCTTGCTGATCAGCCAGCGGACGATCTGGGAATCATCGGCGTACACAACGCCTTTCATGGCGTCGCCGATGGCGCGGGCCAACTTGTCGCTGTCGGGTTTCTTCACTGCCGGCGGGGTCGCCTTCGTCTTGGGCAGGTTCTTCGGTCGGTAGAGGACGAACTCCACCTCGCACACCATCGGCACCGTGGCCAGCGCGGGCGGGAGGCGCCGCATTGCCTGACGTGCGTACGCCCACACGGCTTTACGCCACACCGACAGGTCGGCGGCGGACTCGAACATGTTGCCGTGCCGGTCCTGGCTCTTGGAGCCCTGCGGTTGAGGCTTCCCGGGTGCCCAGAACTCGATCGGCCAGCTCATGAGCCAGCCGCAATCAGCGTGGCGACAGCTCCGTCATCGAACGCGGCCTGGATGAACCGCAAGGCACCCTGATGGCTCGACACCGTGATGCACGGCTCTGCGCACCGCGGCGCCCAGACCCACCAGGGGCACTCGAACTCGCCGTGAACGCGGCCATCCTCGCCGGCGATCGCCTCGTCGGGGATGCGGCCATCACGCCACGGTGGCAGCGCACCCGACGGCATGCGGCGGATCCGCCACTTCGCGAACTACTCCACGGTCCACGCACGGACGTAGCCGTACCGGTTGCCGTCGGAGTCGATCACGCCGTACACCGAGTAGTGGGCGTCGGCGCCGCTCACTGGGTGCTGCGTCGAGCTCACTGGACACCTCCGGGGATTCGTTTCACGGACACCACGAGGTCGGACCCGTGGGCGATGGTCTTGAGGCAGGACATGCACGCTGGCCGTCCGCCGTGCTGGTGTGCGTGCTGCCGCGCGTTGGCGGCCAACCGCAGCGCCTCGAGCCACAGCGCCCGGGCGCACTCCTCGCAGAGCAGCTCGACTCGGTTGCCGAAGTCGTTGCACTCGGAGGTGTTGCAGCGGCCGAGTTGGTGCGCCTCGACGATCACGTCGGCCCGGCCGGCGCACGGCTGGTCATGCAGGCTGCACTGGCATCGGACCGGGCCGTCGTAGCGGCCGGTGATCCCCGCGAACTGGGCGTTGATCTGCTCGGGGGTGTACTCCACGCCGCTCACTGGGCACCGTCTGAGATCGCCGCAGAGCCGTCGGAGCTGTCTGGTGGGCACTGGCCCCTTGCCGTTGGGGCGTTCGTGTCGGAGGCGGCGTGTAGCGTGCCCGCGCGGTCTGGCTCCGGCTCGTCGCCCATGGGGGCTGGGGGTGCTTCGGCCCGGGCTCGGGCGACGGCAGCCGCGATGAGTCGGCTCTGCCGTTGGTGCGGCGGCTCTCGATCGACGGTGACGTGCCGGTCGGCCTCGTTGACCGGACGACCGGTGGCCTGCGCGAAAGACTCGATCGCCCGGCGGCGGGCCTCCGCGGTGGCCGGCGAAACCTCGATCGCCGCGACATCGCCGAACCTTGCATCCTGGCGTGCCTGCCGATCCGCCAGCCCCGCAAGCGGTTCCGCGGTCGCGCGCTCGGCACGGAGCTTGCGGGCAGCGTCGGTGACGTCTTTCGGCAGCGGCCGATAGCCAGAGCCGTTCGCGGCGTAGACCTCGGTGACGGCGTCCATCAGAAGCTGCTGGTCGGTGAGTTCCCAGCGGGCCAACTGCTCGCCCCAGGCGCGGGCCTGCTCCTCGGTCGGCTCGGTGAGGTACGGGTCGTAGGCAGCGCACTTGGCGAGCACCACCGCGGCCAGAGCTGCGTACATGTCGGGTTCGGTCATCACGCCTCCAGGGCTGGTGGGTCGTCGTTGGTTCCGGCGGCGAGTCGGGCCGCAAGGTCCAGGCCGGCGGCGACCTTGCGGGATCCGGGGTTCTGCTTCTTCGCGTCGGGCCGGGGGGCGCGTGCCTTGACGGCGTCGGCCAGCAGGTGCGGCAGCAGGCCGGGTCCGCCGTCGCGCTGGTCCCACAGATGCAGGGCATCGCGGATCAGCTCGGGGTCGGTTCCTTCATGCAGCAGCGCGCCGACCCGGATCCGCAGATCCGTCAGGACCGCAGCGGGGTAGCGATTCGTGGGGAACGTCGATCGCACCAACTCGGCTGCCGTCGTTCCGGCGACGGGGCGGGCGCCTTGGTCGTCTGGCGGGGCGTCGGGGATGGGATCGGGCTCGCCGCGGAGCATCTCGCCGAACGTTGGCTGCCCGCGCTGGGCTCGCGCGCGCGTAGAGCCCGCTTTAGCGGGTGTAGCTGTAGAAGTAGCTGTAGCTGTAGTAGAGGGGGTGTTGGGCGGGGGGTTAACCCCAACCCCATCGCTAAGGGTTAGCGGGGGGGTTACGCCTGGGGTTACCTGCTGGGTTACAGGCGTAGTTGAAGGCGGGGTTACACCCCGGGTTGCGGCCGGGGTAAACGGAGCCAACTCAGCCGGATCGACCGCCCTCTGCCCCAGCAGATTCCGAACCTGATCCCGCTCCCACGACGTCGACGCGGGCTCCATCTCGCGGATCTTGTGGACCTCGTGCACGACCACACCGCGCAGCACCCGGGAGGCCAGCTTGGCGCGATCGTTGGCCATCGACACCGCCATGTTCGGGGTTCGCCACAACCCGTCGTGCTTGATCCACGACCGCAGAAGGCACTCCTCGGTGTCGACGTCGACCACCAGGAACAGGCGCTCAGACAGCACCGCGGCCGCCGCCTCCAACCGCGGCACCGTCCAGTCAGAGGCGCGCTGAGCCAACTTCCCTGGGTGCCACCAGTGGGCCCCGCAGTACGTCCGGTCGGGGCTGGTCCAGAGCGTCCAGTACAGGCTCTGCGCGTCGACCGGCAGGTCCAGGAACTCGTCGTCGCCCCAGACGTCCAGGTTGATTCGAGTGTGGTCACGAGCCATCAGCAGATGCACCCACCTTCGTGCCCTCACGCAGTTCGACGAGCGCGTCACGCAGCGCGTCGAGCGCGCGCTGGGTATTGCCGATCGGGTTGCCATAGCCCTCTGTGAGCCGGTGCAGGCCAGCTTGGACACCGCCGTACGCCTTTGCGGCCTCGCCGATTTCACGGAGCGCGGCCAGCCCGATGTGCCGGAACAGGGGGCTGTCGGTTGACCTGGCGCCGAAGTCGATCGGAGCGCCCAGGGCTTCCTCGACGGCGTCCAGCCGGGCACGCAGCTCCTCGGCATCGTCCCGCTTGTTGCGGGCCTTCATCAGTTCGGTAGCGCGCCGTTCAATCTCCTTGTGCTGGTTGGCGCGGCCGGCGGCCAGGCCGGCAGAGATTTCCTGCGCCCGGAGTGTGTCCTGGCGGGCCATGATCGACCGGACAGCCAGCCAGGACGGGTGGTGGTCGGTCTTGGTATCGGCCTTGGTGTGCACGGCCATCTTGGTCTTGGACCGGCCCGGGCTCATCAGTCCCCAGCCGTGCGGCAGTTCGCCTTCGTGCACGATGGACGGGTCGCTGACCACCAGCCACCACTGGTGGCATTGGTCGGCCCAGGCGTCGGCCTTGCCCGGCTTGTTCAGCTCGTTCAGCCAATCCGACCGAGACACCTTCAGCTCGTGGCCAACAAGGATTCGCCCACTGCTGGAGGTGAACCCCACATAGATTGCGTCACAGCCGCCGTCGCGGCCGCTGGCCCCGCCGGCGGGGTTCCAGCCGACCTCGGGCAGGAACACGCCACCGGGGAGCGGTTGGCTGGGCTTGATGTAGTGGCGGCGCAGCAGCGCGAGTAGTTCTCCGGTGGTCACGAATGCGCCTCCTGATTGGCGATGGCGAGCAACACGTCGGCATGGCAGGGCTGGTCGAGCGGGCACCAGCAGACGAGGTCGTGGCCACGGAGTACTTCGATGTCGGCAGGGGTCGGGACGCCGGGAATCATGTCCGTGTAGCGGTCGTCGGCAGGGTCTACGCAGGCCGCGAAGAGTCGCACCGCGTGCGCGGCATCCACGACGGTGAACCAGTCGCGGTGCATATCGCCGGGCCGCGCACCTTGGCTGCAGTCCTGATGCCAGAGCTGGCATTGCTCACCGACCTTGAACGGGTTGCCCCACTTGGTTGGTCGGCCGACGTAGATGGCATCTTCGGGCATCCGCCAGCCTGCGGTGCGCTTCCGCTGAATCCGCTCAGGCATTGGTGGCCTCCCAGAGCGTGCGTTGCACGTTGTGCTTCGTGGTGTCGACCCGGGGCCGGCCGGGCATGTTCCATCCCTTGCGCGGCTTCCGTTCGGCCACGACGCGCCAGCCCGCGGCGCGCAGTGAGGCGCCGGACTCGCTGGCGAGGGTGTAGGTGATCAGTCGGCGGTATCCGAGTGCCTTGGCCGCGCGCCAGGCGGCGCCGTAGAGCATCGAGTTGGCGTTCGGTTCGCCGGTGGTGCAGGTGCGGTTGACCTCGAGGGTCCAGCCGTCATCGAATGCTGCTGCGACGGGGCGGCCGACCATTGCGACACCGACGATTTCGCATTCTTGGGCTATGGCCACGCTGAACTTGTGGCCAACTGGCGGCGGGTGATGCCGGTGATGCTGCTCGACAAAGCGGGCAGCCTCAGCGAACGTGACTGGACACAGGTAGAGGCTCATCGGGCACCATGCGCCTCGGTCCAGCCAGACACCCAACGGGTTGTGCCGGTCCATTTGTCATCAGGCGGCACCATCCACGGCGTCTCCCGGGTGAGTCCTTCGAGGGCTTTGTCGATCTCAGCGGCGACATGGGCGTTGAAGGCGGCTACGGCGAAGTCGTACGTGAATTCGAACGTGTCCCATGCGCATCCATCGACCTCTCCATTGCCCTGGCAGCGCACCAGGTACGACGGCAACGTGTCCTCTTCCAGGGAGACCACGAACTCCTGGTGCGCCGCGATCACTTCGGCGATGAGCTTCTGGGCGTCATTCATCGGATGCCTCCGCAGCGTCCACGGCGGCCAGGAGTGCGGCCGCGAATGCCCTCGCGTCAGCGACGCTGAGCGGATCATCGTTGCCGTCGTCGTAGTCCAGCTCGGCACGGATGTGCAGCCACTTTTCGCTGAAGACGACGTGTGAGTCGCCAACTTCCCAGAACCGCTCCTGGTGGCGAGGCGAGAAGATCGGCTCGGGCAGTTCCGCTACAGCTATCCGGGCGGCCTTGAGAGCATCGAGGATGGCCTGGGCGCGGCGGCGCATGAGGGTCTGCCGGTACTTGAAGTCGTCAGCGAAATCTACGGCGCCGCCATAGGTCGCGCGGTGCATCGCTTCAGCGATGACGGTTTCGATGCGGTCGCTCATCGGTGAACCTCCGTGCCTTTCAGGGGAATCAGGCGGCCATCCCACACGCCGAGGGCGACCGCTACGTCCAGGTGTGCGCTCCACGCTTCGGGATTGATACCGCGGTCCAGCGCGACCGAGAATCGGCACTCACGCAAGTCGATCCCGGTATCCCGGCACTCGTGCGAGTGGAGGACATACACCGTTTGCTCGGCGGAGACCGCACGGCCGTAATGCGCCTTGCGATGTCGCCGGACGCCGACGATCCGTTCAATTTCGTCAGCCGGAACTAGTTCACTCATCGACGTAGCCCAACTCGTCGAGCGCCTTACGCATCGACTGCTCCGCGTTCTCGAAGTCGTCACCAATGACCACCCACTGCTTGCCGACGAAGTCGTACTCCGTGCGCGGCGTAGATCGGATGATGAACAGGCGGTTGAAGGGCAGCCGGACCGCCCGAACATGCGTCGCATCAAGTATTTCGAGCGATAGGCCGACGACCAGCGAGCGCCGGTAGGCAATCGTCTTGCTGGATAGGTCGACTGGCCGCGTGTACCACCAGCGCAACTTGGCGGCCAACTCCGATCCGGCCCACCACATGCCGAATCCCACGGGCAGCACCGCCAGCCCGGCCAGGAACCACCAGAGCCCGGTCATTTTGCGCCGCCGAGCTTCTCGGCCCACTGCACCGCGACGGCCGCCACCTGGATCAGCTCGTCACGCAGTGACATCCGCAGCCCGGGCGCGAGTACTGCGTCGGCGTGGACCGCTTTGTCGTGGATGGCTGCTGCCTCGATCGCCTCGGCCACCTCCTCGATCAAGATGTGCGCCCACGTGCAGCCCCGGCCGGAGGCGGCCAACTGGCACAGCGTCTTTGCCCTATCCGCCGTTGGGATCTCGTAGTCCTCGGCGACGCGCGCGAGGCTGGCCTGATACTCGATCAGCGCGGGGTCAACGTTGGGGTGGTTCTGCTCTCCCCACTTCAGGTCCTGGCGGAGCCGCTCGGCGAGGACGTCGGCGATCACCGCGATGGAAGGCGTCGGGTCCACAACGATGCCGCTCGGGATGCGGAGAGTCGCGGCCGTCGGGTTGTTGATGTCCTCCGGGTAGCACCACGGCTTGCCGTGCCGGTGGTACAGGCGGCCGCCGTCGAGGTGGTTCTCGTACACCTCCGCCCCGCACATCACGCAGCGATCCCACTCGTCAGCGGCGCTCATGCTTCACCGCACCCTGCGTCGGCGAACTCGTGATGCGGCACGAACCGCATCGCGGGCTCCGGCACGCCAATGTCGCCGAGCGCCGAGTTGATGGAGTCGCGCGGCGTCGGGCACCAGAAGCCCCAGACGCGGGTGACCGGGCCCGTCGCGATGAGCGTCCAGCACGGCCGTTCGTGCGTGTGCCAGAACCGGACCAGCGGCCGGTCCGGCCCGGTCGGTTCCAGCCGGGCAGTCTCCTGCAACTCGGGGAGCAGCACGACGTGGTGGCGGAACTTCGCGTCCCGGAACGCGAGTGAGCCCGCGCGCCGGCGGTTGTGGCCCTGCGGGGTGACCTCGGTGTACTCGCCCCGCAGGATCAGGCTCACGAACCCCCAGGGGTGATCGTGCAAGGTGTCGACGTCGGAGCGGACGAACTTGTGCACGTACAGGTTCAGGAACCGGTTGCGCGGCAACAGATACCAGCGCAGCAGATACGGGTCGTCCTTGCCCCCGATGTAGATGTGCGGCTCAAGGCGCAGCCACTTCCGCAGCCAACGATCGTTCGATGGCCCGCTCATCAGTCGAGCCCCGTCTCAGCCGGAGCTTCACGCACGCGCCGCGCCATCATCTCGAATGTCAGCGCCAGTTGCTCGCGTCGGTTGGATGACTTCGGCAGCCAGAACGTCACGGCGCTTCGGTCGTCGTCGCCGGGCGCGTAGTGAAGTCGCTCAGGGCTTTCCAGATACAGGCGGACGGCGCTGTAGTTGACCGGAACCCCATCGACTGTGTCGTCTGCCCGTTGTGTCAGCAGTTCGACGTGCGGCCCTCGTTGGGGAAATAGCTCTTGGCTGTAGACGTTGATTCTCACCTTCAGGGTTCTCCAATCTCGTTGTGCGGTTTAGACGTTCTCGCCGTTGGCACGGCGCTCCAGCAGGACCTCGTGGCAGCCATCGCAGCGGGGCCGGGCAGCCGACGGGCGACCACCGCAGTCGATGCACTGCCGCGGCTCCGCGAGGTACCGGTCCTTCTGCTCCGGGGTGCTCGGCTCAACCACCGGGGTACTCATCCCAGGTCCGGCCGTCGTGGTAAAGCTCACGACCGGCCCGCCCCTTGCCGACCCGGTACATCGACGTCGGGTGATGGTGTGGGAAGTCGGCGCGCATGGCCTCGCCGCGGCGTGGGCCGTCGGGGTAGTCGAGATCGCCCCGGTTGTAGGTGATCCCGTCGTCGGTCATCGTGATACCGCGGGTGAAGTCGAACTTGCCGTCCACGAGCGGCGCTAGTGGCGTCCAGTCGCCCCACTGCTTGAACAGGAACGGGACATCGGCTGCGGCGCACTGCCGTTGGATATCCCGCGCCCAGGCGGGGTGCATCGGCCGGGCGCCAGGCCCGGACTCACCGCCGACGATGACCCAATCGAGGAATGTGCAACCTTGCTGGCACTGCGCCACGCCGTGGTCCTGACAGACAGGCTCTCCGCCGTCGTACTCCGGCGGATCCGGCAGCGCGTACATGCCAGCACCCACCATGTTGCCGCCCTGACCTATCAGGTCGATCGGTCCGAGAAGCGGCTCAGCACTGATGAATCGCACAGCGGCCGGGGTGTCGAGTAGGACGGGAATGCGGATGTTGGCCCACTGCTGATTCTCGGTGCTCACGCCCAGCCATACGTTCGGCACGGGCCACTGCCGATAGTGCTCGAGGTGCCCGTTGGCCTGCCCGCGACCGACGCCACCGAGGCCGAACACCAACTCCCGGAAGTCGACCGAGTTGAGCAGCGACCGCATGCGATCGTGACGTTTCGTCAGCACCTGGAACGTGTGATCCGGCGCCATCCGCATCACGTGCCAGACCCGGGCGATGAACTCATCGGGGACCTCGGCGTGGAACAGATCGGCCATTGAGCAGACAAAGATCCGCTTGGGCTTCCGCCACTTCAGCGGGATGCCCAACCGCCCCGGGTGCAGCAGCACGCCGGTCGTGCCGCCGATCCCGTCGCGGTCGAATCGCCTGTGCGACATGCGGAACGGAGGCGTCCGCTCTATGTAGCAGTTCAGACAACCGTCGGAGACCCGGGTGCAACCCGTGACGGGCGACCATGTCGCCTCGGTCCACTCGATCTTCGTGTTGGCGCTCATCGCGGCCCCCAGTTCGGTCGGATATCGAACAGCGATCGCTGCGCAGTCAGCGGCCGGTTGGACCAGACGACCTCCGTCCGCGCATGGCTCGTCTTGGCCTGCCCGGTCATGGTCGGGATCTCCACCCGTGCCCAATCGCCCAGCAGACGGTCGTAGAGCTCCGAGTGGTACGCGGACAGGACCACCGATGCCCGGCAGTTCAGCAGCGCCTCGAGCAGTTCCTCGTGCTCACTGTCGGAACGCATTTCGAGCCGGTACGTGCCGCCGCCACCGGTCCGGCTGCTGCCGAGATAGGGCGGGTCGACGTACAGGCAGCAGGAGGGAAATGCCCCGTATTGCTGGATGATCTCGAGCGCCGGACGGCATTCGAGGCTGACGTGGTGCAGGCGCTCGGCGCAGGCGGCCATGCGATCGACGTAGCCAGCGAGGTACTGCGGCATGCCCGACGAGCACCCCGCCGGGTCGACGTAGCAGCGCCACCCGGTCTTCCGTAGCGTGCCGCCACGGCCCTGGGCGATCTGCACCCAGATCAGGCGGGCACGCTCGACGTCGTCCGCAGAGTCAAGGTCGGCCTCGCGGGCAGCCAAGTACTCCGAGCGTGAATGCGGGGTGAGGGCGCACGCGCGGGCCAGCTCAGCGGGTCGCTCGCGAAGTACTCGCCAGAACGTCATCAGCAGGCCGTCGAGGTCGTTGACGGTTTCCATCCGGCTGGGCCGCTTCGCGAGCAGCACACCGAGGCTGCCGGCGAACGGCTCAATGTAGTGCTCGTGGGCTGGGAGCAACGCCGCGATCTTCTCGGCCACCCGCGTCTTGCCGCCGTAGTAGGCCATCGGAGGTGCGCTCACATCGCACCGCCAAACCAGAAGCAGGACAACGCCAACTGCCACAAGTGCAACAGGGCCAAGTGGTAACGCACGTCCGGCCCGAACACGCGCACGATGCGGGCGGTCACGCTACTACCTCGCCGTGCAGAGCAGCACGCAGCCGCGCACTGATCCACTCACCGACCGGCGGACTGACTGCGTTGCCGTAGCCGTCGACCTGATTCCGAGCGCTTCCCCAAACCACGAAACTGCCCTTGTAGTCGGCGAAGTCCACGTCGAATCCGCAGCCGCGACCGATCTCGTGGGCGGCCATCATGCGGAAGTAGCAGTCCTCGAGCGTCAGTTCTTCGAGCATCGCCCGCCACTCGGCCGTCAGCAGCCCCGTGGTGGCCAGCGACGTCATCGCACCGAGCGGATCGCTCAGCGGATGCGGAGCCGGGAACTGGCCCGGCGCCGTGCCGTTCTGCTTAAACCACCCGGAGAACAGCAGGCCCATGTGGTTGTCGGCGACGATCGTCTTAAGCGGCCGGTCCACACCCGCGACGCGGCGGTCAACACCCTGGTTGTATTGGACCGTCCCGGCCGCGGTGAGCAGTCCAGGGATCTGCTCGGCCGTCACGGTCGGCATCGGCTCGTGGTGGGTGGACGGCGTGGTGTTCTTCCGATACGGGATCACGCCGGAGGACAGCACGCCGAGTCCGCCTGAGCCAGCACCGCCAACGATGGTCTCCATCGGCTCACCGACCGACCTGCTGGTGGCGTTCGTCCGGTTGGGCATCACACGCGCCGAAAGCAGCGACAGCGTCTCCGAACCACCCTGCGTAGGCAGCGCCTCGTCGACACCACGCGGTGCGCCCTGGAAGTTGTTGACCGCCAGCAGTACCGCCTTCTCGTGGGTACTGGTGATGGTGTCCATCGGCTGGGTGATGTGCTTGCCGTCGCCGTTGTGACGGTGCGCGGCCATCACCTGCCCGGTGGACAGGAGCGCGGTCTCCTGCTGGGAGGTCTGCGTCGCCAACGGCTGGCCGAGGTGACGTTCCGATCCGCGCGCAGCCTTGGCCGGCATCAGCACGGCCGGGAATTCGGCGAACCGCTGGCGGCACCGCTCGGCGCGGGCCATGGTCGCCGGGGCCAGCGGCTTCTCACGATCCCCGATGCGGGTGCCCAGATTGGACAGGTCCAGCGCCGCCAGCGACGGTGTCATCGGCGGCACGACGACGCCGCGGCACGACGGGCAGCGGTACTCGTACTGCTTGCCGTAGCGCACCGAGCCTGTCGGCGGCACCCCGGTCTTCCACGTCCATACCGCCTCGACGACCTTGTCGCACAGACCGCACCACGACGGCGGCCGGTGGTCCAGATCCGGCGTCGGAATCCGCCTGTCCCAGAACGCGATGTACAGCCGATCGCGGGACTGCGGCACCCCGAAGAACATCGAGTTCAGGTACAGGACACGGTATTTGTAGCCCAGCTTCTCGAACTGGTTGAGCCACCACCGGTAGGTCGAGCCGTCGCCGACCTTCGACTTGCCGGGCAGCGCCGGGCCCCACGAGCTGAGCTCGGTGGTGCACTCGACGAGGACCAGTCGCGGGTGGTGCTGCGCGGCGTAGTGCAGTACGCAGTTGGCGGTCGCGCGATCCCGTTCGGACCGCGTCACCCTGTCGTCGAATTCGGGGTCGTCCAGATCGAACAGCGAGAGTCCCTGGGCGTACGCCTTTTTCGTGTTGGCCTGCGAATGGTTGACACAGCTGACGCCGGCGCACAGCAAATCGGCGGGCGGCAGATCCCGCGCTGAGTGATAGTCCGCAGCCTCGGGGTCGACGAGATCGGCGATCCAGTGCTCGGCCTCGGGGTGGTTGGCCTCGTGGACCTCGACTTTGTAGCGGTTGTGGTTGGCCGCCATGATCGTCTCGAATCCGGCGCGTTTGATGCCGGTGGTGAGTCCGCCGAACCCGGAGAACAGGTCAACAGCGATCAGCGAATCGTGCCGGAACCGACGCGGCTGGACGGCGGGCCGGTGCTCGGCGACAGCAGCGATTGCACTCATGGCAGCCACCGTCGCCAGTAGCTGCCCTCGTAGCCGTGCTCGTGGCCAGCGCGGTCGGTCCACCGCAGCAGGACGTTGGTGCGCCGGCACCGCCGCTCGTCGAACCTGTGCCGACCCGGAGCCTCGCCGATCGGCTCGTACGACCGCTCGACGTCGCCGCAATCACCCAAGCGAGCGAGCTCGGCCCACTCGTCGGGCACGAAAGCTGCTGCCGCAGGACCGAACAGCGCGGACCAAACCGGGCCATGATCGAACAGGCTGAACGTGAACTCGTGGCGGTGCAGGATCTTCACGTCGTGCCCGAAGTCCCGCATGTGCCAGAGCGCGAATTCGGCTGCCTCGTGCTCGTCGGTCCACACCCACTCGCGCTTGAGCGTCCGGCCGAACTTCGGGTCGTACGTCGCGGGGCAGTTCTGGCACTCGGTCACGATCTGCGACGACCGCGGCGCCTTCACTGCTGCAACCGCGTTGAGGACCGGGCGGTTGTCCGCACCGAACAGCACGACCCTCCGGTCTATCTGCGGTTCTTCCGACATGGCTCCGATGGGATGAAAGCCGGTCATTGGATCCCCGCCCGGAGCCGTTGCACCTCGGCGAGCAGCCCAGCCACGAGAGTCGGGGCATCAGCGAGGAACTGGGCGTGCCGGTTGCGGATCGCTACCACGTCCGCGCGGTACACCTTGGGGTGGTCGCGCGGGGTGTCATCCGGTAAGCCCTGGCGACGAGCCACCTCATAGACGGCCAGATCCCGGCCGAACTGCACGAAGTAGTGCTCGGGATGGACGAACGACAACCAATGCCGTGGGTGATCACGCCGAGCTTCGATGTAGTCGTCCCGGTCAATGAAGGCACCCAGCCCGGACTCGCGGTCGGCCTTGTCGAACAGCGCGCCGAGTTCTTCCTCGTCGAGCTCTTCACGGCAGGTCCGCATGATGTCAACCCAGCCGACGCCCGGAACGGTGCACCGCAACGTCACATCGCCCTCGTTGTCGGTGTTCCCACCCCACCACCACGGGCCCGGGATGATGCCGTCCAGCGCTTCGGTGGCCCACGCGACGACGTCTCGCTCTGCCGGCGCGGTCACCGCGCGACCTTCTTCCACCCGGCCGACACCAGTGCATCGGCTACGCCCAGATACGCCTCCCGGGCGCCCTGCGGCATCGTGCCGAACGGTGCGCCAGCAGTTCTGCGAGCGAAACCCTGCCAGGCATCATGCATCTCGATCGCCAACCGATCAGCCAACAGTTCGCGCTCGCGCTGCATCTCGGACAAGTGGTCAGCGCGGACCCGGAGCTGATCAGGTGTCCATGGTGAATTCGGCGCGATGCTTTCGCTCTCGTTGGCTGCCTGCAGAATGTCGGCGGCCATCTTCAATTGCGCTGGCGCCGGGCTGGTCTCAGCCATTCGATGCCCCCACGCGTGCGACCGGGAGCATGATGCCGAGCGCGGCAGCGACCGCCACTCGGTGGTGGCCATTCCACAGCCGACCGTCGTCGCCAATCTCGACCGGCGCCAGGAACCCCTCGGCCATCACCCGATCCATCAGTGCGAGGGTCTTGTCGCGATCCTCGCTCCAGATGCGGCGCAGCTCGTTCGACCACCCGATCCCGTCGCCGTCGCGGGCGATCTCCATCAGGTACTCGGCCGTCATCATCTCCACGCCGGCGCTCATCGGGACGCCCCGAACACGTTGAACGTCGTCGGGACTGTGACCGTGGGGGTGCAGCCGTCCCAGCCGTTTCCAGCCGCACACGTCTGGCACAGCCACTTCGTGTCGGCCTTCGCCACCGTGAGGCGGCGGCCGCAAACACCGCATCCGACGGACCTCCACAAGGCGAGATCGATCTCTTCAGGCAGAGACCCCAGATTCGTCAGCGACACTGGCTCCGGCTCGGCGTACGGCGAGTGGTCGGCATCGGCCAGTGGGCAATCGGGCATGGGGCCGTACTGGTCGGCGAAGCCCGTCACCCAGTACCAGTGCGGGGCGAAGTCGCTGCGGTGGCACCACACCGACAGCGCGGGGCCTTCGTCGACCGGCAACTCGATGTGTGCCAGGGGGCCGGCCGAGACCTTCGGGCCGAGGCCGAGATACCGCAGGATCGCCTTGCCGTTGTCGTCGGCGTGCGGGTAGATGGCGCTCGCGCCGGAGCGCACCAGGGCTCCGGCGAGCTGGGAGGCCAGGCCCTCGACTTCAGTGAGGATTTCGTTGAGGCTGCTCATCTGGAGGTGTGCTCCTTGTGGGCTCGGGACTTGCGGATTTCTCGGGTGAGCTGGCGGCGTTGTTGCCGGGTCAGCGGAGGTAACTCCTCGGGTAGCGGCATCCCCCGGGGTCGGTCGGATTTCGGGATCGGCCGGAACTGCACGGTGGTGCGGTCGGTTTCGGGGTCGTAGGTGGCGCTGACCGGTGAGTACTTCGCGCCCATCCCCCGGGGCCCGCAGTTATCCGGGCCGAACGGCTCCAACTGCGTCATCACGGAATTCACGACGTCGCCGCGGTAGTGGGCTCGGTTGCCGGTCTCGCCGGGGAATAGATCCGTCACGGGGTCTCCTTCATGTCGTCCTCGCAGACGCGGTTGGTCCAGGTGGAGGGGTGGATGGTTCGCCAGGACGCGATGCCGACATCGCCTTTTGGTGGTGCGGGATCGGCCAACTGGGCATCGGTCAGCGGCCTGTCGCCGTCGGCGAGATACGTGATGTCCCAGACCAGATCGCCGGCCAAGGTCTGGGTGCGGTGCGCGATGCTGCCGTTGTCGGACCGCCTGATCTCGCCGGGCGGGGTGCCCAGCCGAACCTGGTTGACGGCCGCGACCTGGGCGCGCACGGTGCGCTCCCCTATGTCGCTCTCAGATCCGAGGGAGATGATCTGGCGGACCCGGGCGAGTACGGCCTGCGTCATTGCCGCGAACTCCGCAGTGGTGAGCAGCAGTTGGCCCGGGACCGGGCGGCGGCTAGGCATCGCTACCCGCCAGCCCGGCGCCCTGCGACTCCATCGACTGGAAGAACTCCACGATCGGGTCCATGGCGTGATACGCGCCGCCGGGGAGGACCTGAATGTTCAGGACCGCACCGCGAGCCTTCTCGCACTCCCCCAGCCACTTCCGCAGCTTCACCGGGTTATCGGACTGAGCCTGGGTGGGGAGCATCGTGGCCAGCCACCCGAACTGGTCACGCAGATACTTCCCGCACACGTCCGCGGCGCGCGGGATCTGGTTGGGAGCCAACGGCGTCCCAGTCATGTGCGAGAGCAAGCTCTGCACTTCGGGCAAGGTGGCGAGGTTGGTGCCGGTAGTCACGGCCAGCACCACCCGCAGCGGAAACCGGTGCGGCGTCACTCTTCACCACCATCGGACTCGGCATCGGAATCGTCGGCATCCGCGTCCAATTCGTCGTCAGCTTCGAAGTCGGGATCCGAGGCGTCCGGCTCGTCGTCCTCGATGACTTCGGCGTCGATGATGTTGCTGTCGCCCGCTTCGAGCTCCAGCGGAGGATGGTCGATCGCCAACGGACCGTCGTCGACGAACTCGCCGCTCAGCGGTTGGTCGTCGACAACGCCCTCCGGCCGCGGGAGCAGAGGATCAATCGAGGGGGCAGCACCCGCCTCGCCCAGACCCTGCTTAATCGGGTTCGCCGCACCGATCCAGTTGTTGCCGATCTGGACCCGCCGAATGAGCGTCCCCTCCTGGCGGTACCAGTACATCGATTCCTTCTTGCGCTTCGCGACCGCCGTGATCGCCGCCATCACCCGAGGCGACCAGATGGTCTCCACAGACTCCCGGTGCTTCGAATCGAAGTTCTTGCCGTTCAGCGCCTTCCACGCCGCCTTGAGCGGGAACCCGTACTCGCTGTTGGCGGTGAACTGGTACTCGGTCTCGGCATCGAATAGCGCCGGCGTCTCGCGCAGCGTGACGGTGAACCGCGGGTGCTCCTCGTCGTCGCCGGACGGCAGCATCTGCACCACCTCGACGTCGACCGTGTGGTCCTTGCCGTGGGACTTCAGCAGGTTCTCGCAGACCTTGATGACCATCTGGGTCTGGTCGACCGGCCACACCGAGGTCATCAACTGCCCCTCGACGGGAACGAAGCCATGGCCAATGACGAACCGGTCGGTCGACGTGGCGGCCAGCAGGTCGTACTGGCCGGGCTCGTCGCCGTACTCGTCCCGGTGCGTGGCCAGGTGGACGCCGATATCCAATTTGCCTGAGCGGTCCGCGGTTTGGATCGCGTCGGAGAGCAGCCCAACCAGGCTGCCGGTGCTGATAGTGATCATCGAGGCCGCCGGCTACTTCACCGGGGCGGGAACGGTCGCGACGGCACCGGTGCCGGGCCAGCAACCCCACACCGACAGGCCCTTGTCGAGCGCCTTCGTGATGCAGTTCTGCACGATCACGTTGGGGTCGTTGGACACCGACGATGCGAGGATCCGGTTGGCTGCCGCGGTCGCTTCGGCCGTCAGCTTCGCCTGCTCGGCGACCGACGTGTTGGCCTTCTCAGCGTTGAGCTGGTTGATCTTCTGTTCGGTCGCGTCGTCGTAGTCGACGATCGGAACGTTGACCTCCAGGACCTCGATCTGCGCGCCGATCTTGTCGTTCAGCTTCTTCTGCACATCGCCGGACAGCACTCCGAGGTCGGCGCCGTCAGCGTTCTCCACCGCGAGCGGATCGAACGTGGAGAACGTCTCGTTCATGGCCGACTGCAGCGAGCGGGTCACCAGATTGGAGCGCACGTTGTCGAACGTCTTGTACTGCACGAACAGGTCATCGGCCGCGTCGGACTTGATCTGCCACCGCACGTTCACGTCGGCGTCGGCGGTCGAGTTGTTGCCGAGCCGCACCCGCACCCGGTGGTCACCGTTGTAGACGTCGTTCTGGATGGCGCCGTCCATCTCGGTCACGTTCGACCAGGGGGATTTGGTGTGCAGACCGTTCTCGAGGGTCTCGCCCGACGGCTTGCCGAAGGTGGTGACGATTCCGACGCTGCGGGTGCTCACGATGGTGAAGCAGCCCAACACCAGGACGATCACCGCAATCGTGATTGCAATGCCGCCCGTCGCGATCGGTCCGGGCTCCTGCAGGAACAGGCCGCCGATCAGTGCCACGATCCCAATAGCTCCGACAATCAGGAAAAACCACATTTGCCAAGACATTTCGATCAGTTCTCCTTTGTGTTGTTGGTGATGCCTTGCTGGATGAAGTGGTGAAACTGGGCTGCGACCTCGACGACAGAGTTGGACGTGGGCCGGCAGGACCCTTGGAGGCGAGCGAGATCGATGGCGTAGCTGAGAGCTTCAGCCCGGCGCTGCTGCTGGTCGCGCTGCAACGACTCCGGGGCAACCGCGGCGAGTTCCTGTTCGGCGGCGGCGTCGAGCACGTTCTGCGCGGACTTCAGCACGTCCCGCCGGACACCCTCGATGCTGTCGCGCGAGTTCTCCCACTCCTCGACCGAGGATGCGAGTTCGTCGAGGACCCAGCGGGGAATCGATACGTTGCTCACTTCGACAGCTCCCGGATGACCTCGTCGGCCTGGTCGGAGGTCAGCGACTCCAGGGAGGCCAACTCGTCGAGCGACACCATCTGGGCGACGTACGCCAACGTGTCGGGCGCCTTCGGGTTGGTGAAGGTCTCCCGGGCCAGCAGCCGCTTGACCTCGGTCAGTTGCGGCTTCGACACCGGCACCGGGGCGGGCGGCTCGTCCGAGCTGCCCGACGGCGGGATTTCGTCACCGCCGCCGGGCGCTGCCTCCGCTTCCGCGGTTGCCGGACTTGGCTCCTGCGCCGGGGGTTCCTCGACCGTCGGTTCTTCCGCGCGCTCGGCGTCCACCTGAGCCGCGGCCGCGCGGGACTCCGCCTCCTGGAGGCGAGACTCCGCCGTGATCGCGGCCTGCTTGCGCTCGGCGAGCATCGCCTCCAGGCCGCCGACACCCTTCGCCTTCGTGGCCGGCCGAATGACCTGCACCGAGACGCCGTGCTCCAGTTGCAGCTCCTCAACGCTGTACGCCATGCCGAGCAGCACGTCCTGGAACAGGATTCGACAGGTCTCCGTCATGGCCTTGGCGCGCAGCATTTCGGTCGGCTGCTTCTGGTACTTCTCGTTCTTGGTGAACCCGGCGGTCTCAGCGCGCCGCGGGGTCCACTCCGACGACACCTCGCGGCCGTCTCGGCGGGCGGCCCAGACAACGCTCGTCGGGGACGCGGACACCTCCCAGATGGCGTCGCCCGTCTTGAGGTCGGTGGTGGTGAGGCCCTGGGCAATGCGCTTGTCGATCCACGCCCGTACCTGAGCCACCATCGTGCGGGCGTACACCGCGGGCTGGCCGTGGACGTCGAACACGTTCTGCGCCGCCTGCAGCGCCGTCATGCCCAGTTCGGAGCCGTAGAGGATCGCGGCCGCGAGGCTGTGAGCCGCCCTGATGCCCAGCGGTTCCCGTTCACCCTTCGGCACGAATGACTGCTGGTAGCGCTGCGGCACCGCGGTGGTCTTGGACAGCGACTGCGCCATCGTGAACGCCACCTCGAGCATCGCTGCCTCGGTGCGGAGCTTGGCGAGCTCCGGCGTCATCGGCACAGCGATCGAGGTGCGTTCCTCCACCTCGGCCGGGGCGGCGGCAGCCACCACCTCGACCTCTGCGACCTCTTGCGTTTCGGTCATGCTGGGATCTCCTCGTCGTGTTGTTGGCGTGCGGAATTCGTTGCGGCAGCGGCCTTGCTGCCCGGCTTGATGGAGTAGAGAGCGACGGCGCCGCGTGTACCTGGCTGCCGGCGGGCCACCCGTGCGTCACCGGCGATCGCGAAGTTGGCTCGCTTCATCTGGTCGAGGACCTGGGTCTTGGCGAACCGCGCCCGCTTCTCGGCCTCGTCGAGGTTGGCCAGCGCCGCGTGGTACTCGGTCGCCAGCTCGACGGGGATCTCGGCCTCTTCGCCCTTCTCGATCTCGGGGTGCTGCTCGCGGACGCACTCGTAGGTGGCGACCGAGTCGTCCAGGGGCGGCGCTTCGTCGAGGGCGAGCGACTGCCAGAATGCGCGGCAGGACTCGATGATCGCTTCGGCGATCGCCTCGTTGTATTCGATGACGTAGGTGTGGTGGCCGCACCCGATCTTGTTGAGCACCACCAGGTGTGCGGGGTTCTTGGTGAACCCGGTCAGCAGCATCTGGGCGATGACCTGGCAGACGTAGTCCGGCGGCGCCTGGTCGGTGAATTCGTCGCCCCACTCCTCCATGCCCCGGCAGGTCTTGAACTCAACGATCCGACGGGACTGGCCGCTGCGGGCGCGTCGGTCGAGGGTGCAGACGTAGGGGAATCCGAACCGTCTCGCGTCGCCGACGAACTGCACCTCGCCGCGAGACAACTGCCAGCCGGGGTTTTCGTCGCGCCAGAAGTACGCGAGGGTCGGCTCGAAGGCGTGGCCCACGCGGAACTCGTCTTTGTCGGGTTCCGGCGGCGTGATGCCCTTGATGCGGTGCCACAGGCGGTAGGCCGACTCCCACCGCGAGACCGACAGGACTGCAGCCACTTTCGACGGGCTGATGGTGGCGCTGTGCAGATCCGATCCCGGCTCGATGAACCCGAGGCGCCCCTTGTGGTAGACCCCGGGGGTCACGACGGGACCAGGTACGGACAACTGGCCGGGCTCGCTCGGGAACGGTTGTGCCCCGCGCTCGATGGCGTCGAAGGGAGAGAGTGGTTCGGTCATGCGCGTGCTCCTGCTTGTGCGATGAGGTCGTCGGTGAGGTAGAGATCGCCGTCGCCGCGCTGAATCGGCACCTCGGCGGGGGAAGCCGTCCCGGGCTCGATAGACAGACCGATCTCCTTGGCCCACTGCGGATTCACGGTGACGGCGTGGTGGCACTCGCGGCAGAGGTCCACAATGTTCGCCGGATGCCAACCGCCGCCCTGCGATTGGTTGATGCGGTGATGCTTGTCGGTGGCGCGGGCCCGACGGCACCACTCGCAGATCCCACCCGACCGGCCCGCAACTGCCTTCCGTGTGAGCTTCTCGGTCCACACCGTCTCGGGGAACTCGTGCCCGGACATCGGGCAGTGGTTGCCGGCCTTGTCGAGATGTCGGAACACGTTGCCGCGGCTCGTCGGATGGATGATCCGGTGGCACACCGGGCACAGCGCCGCGCTCATTCGCTGCTCGATTCCTGCGCCGTCACGGAACGCCGTGCGAACCGGCGCCCTGCGGCCAGCGCGGCCTTCTCGCTCGGGAATTTCTCGGCGCCGAGGTGCTCAGTTCCTCTGGGGCTCCGCCACTTCCATCCGTAGCCGGTGCCTCGGGGCACCGCGGTCACCTCGCCGGGCACCTTCCTGGCTGGCGTCATGATCGGCTCTCCTTGTTGATGGCTGCGGCACAGGGGCCGCACAGTCGGTGGCGAGGTTCGCTGGTTTGGAACTCGCGGCCGCATCGGTCGCACCAGAACGTCATGACGCGATGAGTTGGCTCTCACGGGGCAGGCCCGCCTTCTTCAGTCGCTTCTGGAATGCGTCGAGCTGGACACCCATCGCCCGCGCGATCTGCTCGTCGGTCCGCCGCAAGTTCCGATGGTCCGCAACGATGTCGGCGAAATCCTTTGGCACGACACGCTTCGACGGTTTCGGAACATCGGGCTTCGCTGCGGGGTCGTCGATGTTGTCGTGATCCCACGCCAAGGGCGGAGGCCAACCATTCGCCCGCGCACGCTCCCGGGAGCGCTCCGCCCAGTAGCCCGTCGGCATGGGTTCCGCTTCGAGTCGTCGGTACACGTCGTCGACGCGACGCGCGACCGAAGCCCACACATACGGGTGCTTTCCGAGGACCAGGCGGCTGATGACCTGCTTCTCCATCCCGCCCAGCTCGACCGCCAACTGCGCCTGGGTGTAGCCGATGGCGACCAGCGCCTGAAGGCGGCGCGTGATGCCCACGATCGGCACGAACGCATAGGGTGCAGCCGCATCGTTGATCGTTGAGGCTGGAACCGGGACAGCCAGGATCTTCGCGGCGACCCGGTTCACCGTGTATTTCCGGTACCGAACCCGGCGAACGGTCGAATGACTCACGCCGGCCAAGTCGGCGATACGACGCCTGCCGAGCCCGGCCTCACGCAGCCGTTCAATGTGGGCGTTCACCAGGTCTGTCGGCATCGGCGGCGTGTACTTACGCTCGGCCTTGCAGTGCTTCTGGCAGAGCCCTCGGTCACGCGGCCGGGCGAGGTTCGTGCAATTCGGTCTGCTGCACTCCTTCATCGCGGCGTCGCTTCCTCGAAGCTGCCGGCCGCCGCATCGCGCAGCGCCTCCAGCAGGTCGACGTTCTCGCCGAGGACGAACTGGTCGTGCCCCCATTGCGCGTAGGTGCCGGTTTCGGTGTTGATCAGGAACGGGATCTCGACCTCGCGCGTGCCGTTGCCGGGGTCGATCTGCCGAGTGACGGTGCCCTCGATAATCATTCGACGACCTCGGCGTCCGCGATCAGACCCAGGTGGTCCAAGCTGCCGGTGACGAATCGGCCGAGACGTCGGTACGTCCGGTTGCGCGACTCCGCCAGCCGAGCCTCACGTCGGATAGCCGCCTGGTTGCCGCGGCGCTGACGACGCGCGCGGCGGTTCTTCGCCCGGCGGCGAGCTACCACCTCGGGCGGTACGGTGCCGCCGTAGATGTGCTTGAGCTGCAGACCCAGGGTGACGCCCTGCATGTTCGCGAAGATCTGCAGTGCGTGCTCCGCCGACTCTTCGGTCTCGGCGGCGACGCCCAGCTTGGCCTTGGTCGATTCGATCAGCTCTCGGATATCAGGCACGGCAGGTCTCCTCGTGGGTAGTGGTGGTGGCGCCCTGGTTCTGGCGGGCATAGAGACGGCGGAAGCACTCGGCGGTTGCGCGTGCGTCCGCCAGGGCGGAGTGCTCGAGGGGGTTCTCGACGCCGACGAACTCGCAGACCCGCGCCAGGCTGGGGACGTCGCCGAGCGGCAGGCGCATGACGGCTGCGGCATAGGACTGGACATCCTCGAGCCGGTGGTGCCAGGACTCGTCGGTCCAGTTCCGTCCACGGTCAGCGGCCGCGGCGGCGATCGCGTAACCGCGGACCAGCATCGCGGCGTCGAAGCGTGGGTTCGCGCCGCCGAGCACCTGGCCACCGAGCACTCCGAACAGGTCTCGATAGGCGTCGACCGTTGCGGTGCAACTCAACTCGCGGTCCCACACCCGGCGCTCGAAGTACCGGTTGATCGCCATTGCCGGCCGCTCGGCCCGAGCAAGGTCCTTGTCGCGTAGGAACGGAACGAACTCGATGACCTCGCCGGTGCGAACGTTGACCGCGGCGACCTCGACCGGCACATGCACGGCGGTGATCAGCCCGGTGGTTTCGACGTCGACCACCCACATCTCGCGCTGCCCGCTCATCCGATCGTCACCTGGACTCGACCGCTGCCCGCCGATGAAAACTTGATCGGGCCAGTCACCGAGGTCGACGGCATGACGAACGTGCCGATCATTGGTCGACTCCCCGCCGCGCGCTCGGAGCGGACCTCGGCGGCCAACTGCGCGTGGAAGTTGATGAGACCGATGTCGGCAGCTCGGCGGTTACGGCGCCGGGCCCGGATCCCGAAAGGCCCACACGCCGGGCAGGCGAGCAGATGCACGATCATCGGGCACCGCCGAGAATGCCTGGCACGTCGAGCTCATGAGGGTGTGCAGCCGGGCCGCCGCCGAGAAACAGCGCGTACAGGCACTCGTCGCAGCACTTCAGCGCGGTGTCCCCGTCGACCATCCCGGGAATGCCGATCGGCTTGCCATCGAGCGTGGCGGGGGGAAGCACGCCCTTGTTTCGGCAGCACAGGCACCCGTCGCCGGGTGTCGGCCGCTCATCTGCGGCGCTCATCCGAGTGCCCCGCCGCATCCGCCCGGGCCGGCCAGCGGCGGGAACGGCGAACCGTCAGGGATGATGCAGCGCAACGGCTGCCACGCCCATCCGATGCGGTGCAGGTTCAGCCGCGTCCCGTCCTTGAAGGTCTTGCCTTCGCAATACCCACCCCACCCCGAACCGCCGCCACCACCGGGGCACCAGGTCGGCGGGTTGGGAACGTACGGGTCCAACTGGACAGGCTGCGGGGCCGGGACAACCACGATGATCGGGTCTGCCTTGGCTTCGATTGCGGCCCAAAGGCTTCCGGTGAAAGCCATCACGCCACCGGACAGAATCGCGGCGAGGACGCGGAGGACGGTGGCCTTGCTGAGGGGTCGGGTCATCACGGCGGACTTGCTCCTTGTGAGATTTGTTGGTGCTGTGAGGGATTCAGGGAATGAGCGCGGAATGCTCTGCACGGCCGGGAATCCGGCCCAGAATGTCGATGCGACGCTTCGTCTCGGCGAGGCCCGACGGGGTGATCTGGACGACGGGTCGCCCCTCGCGCTGCTGGCCATTGCGGAAGTAGAAGCCGCCGGAGACCATGCAGAGGTAGCCCTCGGATATGGCCAACGGTGTTGCAGTCCAGCAGTTTCGACGTCCCCGGCGGACCCAGGCGTAGCTCTCCAAGAGCTTCAGCAGCCCCAGCCGGGAGTAGGGCTCGGCGCACTCGTTGGACAGGATCTGCGCGGCGGCAGACAGCGTGTAGTTGTCAGCCATGGGGCTGCTCCAGCGCGCGTAGTTCGTCGTTGGAGATCAGGACCAGGCCGGTGGAATGCGTATTGACCGGCAGGCCTTCGGCCGCCAGCGCGTCGCGTAGCTCGATCTCTTTCTGAGGCCGGACGCGCGGCTGGAATCGACGCTTGCCGCCGTGGTTTCCGGTGTCGTGCTCATAGATGAACGGGCGGCCCTTGTACGTCGGCTTGCCGTGGTCGTGGCCGTTGCGGACATCGCCGTCGGGCAGGTGGCGGGAGCCGCGCTGGTCTATCAGCCAACGCTTCTTGTAGAGGTGCTCGAAGAAATCGGTGTGCCGGACCTCGGAGAAGTACTTCTTGCCGAAGTCGGTGAGCAGGATCCCGTCGCCGCCCTCGATGGCGCGGCGGTGCCGCTGCTCAATCTCGACGCGCTTCTCAGCCTCGTCGGCCCGGGCCCGCTCAGAGCGGGCGATCTCGACGGCCTTCTGCACACGGGCCGACTCAGCCTCTATGACAGCGAGCGGGTCAGACAGATCCAGCTCGCGGCTGTAGCTGCCGGTGCGGCGGATCTGCGGGAGCACGGTGCCGTAGACCCAGGACTGGAATCGCTCGACACGGCTGCGGAGTTCGGGGTGAGAGATTCGCGAGGGCTGGCGCTGACCGAGCGCACGGTAGAACCCGGCCTCGGTGACGTAGCCGACCATCTGCTCGCCGCCAGGGGTCCGAACTAGCTCGGACCCTTTCTCTGCGTCGGGAAGCGACCGCATGAGGTCGAACGCCTCGCGGAATCCGAGTGCCAGCGCCAACTGGGGTCCGGGAACGTGGAAGCCGTCGACGTCATGGGGCGTGATGGTCAGCTCGGTTTCGTCATCGAGACGGAATGACTGGGCCGGCTTCGTGCGCTCGAGCGCGCCGAAGTAGCCGGACTCACGGCCAGGGTCGGGGATCCGGGTGCTCATCAGCGACCGCCGGCGGCGAAGTAGAGGGAAGCTCCGAACAGGAACGGGGAGGCGAAGGTCATCGCCCAGGCGACGGCGAGTCCGAGGCGGGCGATCATGCCGACACCGCCGGTGCGTCGATCGCAGGCAGTAGAACCGCAGGCTCCACGCCCAGCGCAGCGGCTACCCGCATCAGTGTGCTGACAGTGAGGGTGCCGTTGTTGATCTGGGAAGCGAGGGTGCTTCGTGGGATTTCGGTGCGGCGGGACAGCTCGGTCATGGGGACCCGCTGCTTGCCCATCTCGCCGCGGATGTTCACTCCGACGTCGCCGTCTATCCAGCTATCCGATGGCATGCCGTACACCCTGCCGGATTTCCGACAGGTTGTCAACGACAAACACCGATAGACGTGCTTGTGGACTTACTGTGGGATTTGAACCGAAATGGAAAGTTATCGCTGGACTTGTCGAGAAGTCGGCAATATGCTCAGACCATGAGCACTTTGGTTGAATGGCTGCCGGAGCCCGACAAAGAGGACATCGGCGAACGCCTACGCGGCTACATGGGTGTGCACAAGATCAGCCGGGCCAAGCTGGCAATGGCAACCGGCATATCGCGAGCATCGCTCGCGACGAAGCTCGACGGCAAAGTCGACTTCACAGTCCACGAGATCAGCGCGATCGCTCGCGCGCTGAACCGCTCCTGGCTGTGGGTGATGAGCGGCCAGGACCCACAACCGGGTCCCGGCGACGATGGCGAAGAAGTGCGCCCGAAGGGATTCGAACCCCTAACCTTCTGA